TCAGCGGCGAAAGAACTCGGCCACCTTCTGCGCGTGAGGGGCGACCGTCGCCTTGTCGCCGATGGCGTTGGCCACCGCGGCGGTGCGGGCGATGCGCTGCCAGGCGGCGAAGAGTTGCACCTGCAGGTCGGCGTAGCCGATCCAGTCGTGCACATCGATGGTCTGGTCGTGCTCACCGACACTGACGGTGGCGATCAGGCTGCCGGGGCGATTGGATACGATCGGCTTGGTCGCTTCGATGGCTTTGGTCAGCTCGGCCAGGATGAGGGCTTCGCCCTCGGCGCTGCCGGCGTCGGTCAGGTCGGTGTGCTGGGCGTCACCGCAGTACAGCCCGACCACGACCATGTGCTTGCCCGAAGGCAGGGATTCGATCACGGGGTGGTCCAGAACAGCGTCGGTCATGTTGAAATCCTCCAGAAAAGGAAGGTGATTGGGCAGGGAACACGACGTCACGCGCGGCTCAAGACTGGATGACAGGCGGCGCTCGCGAGTCCGCACCACTCGGCTTGTTGGCCCGCAGCTTCACGATGTTGTCGATGCCGCTGGTGAGGTACAGGAGCGCCACGCCGCCGATCAGGGCCAGGAACAACCAGCTGTACTGCTCAAACAACGTGGGCAGCCACAGCAGCACCAGGCCCACGCCCATGGCCGCCAGACTCGCGCCGATCGGGACCACCGGCACCCACGAGCGCACCACCAACAGGCCGGCCCCGAGCACGCACAGCGCCACGCCCGACCACGTAATGATGCCGGACCGCTTCACCGCGGCGTGATCGATCGGCTGACGAGCGCCGGTGGAGGCGTGGATGATCGGCACCATCGGCTCAGTGCGATCCACCTGCTGCAGCGTCGCGGGCTCGACCGCCTTACCCGGCTGCTCGACGATCACGCGACGGATCAGGCCCCGTCCGGGGGCGGGGTCATAGGTTTCGGTGACGATGCGGCCGGCTTGAACACAGCCTGAGCAACTCACCAGTGCCACCACCACCGCCGCGATGATGAACCACGTGCTCAGCTTCATGGCTTGCTCCCTTTGGGAACACCCGGATTGGGCTTGACGAACACGTCCTTGAGCAGGCGAATGCTGCCCGGCAGCGCTTCCGCCTCGGCCTGCTTCCGCTGCTCGAACGGGTCGAAATCCGATGGCTTAAACGTCTTGGTTGAAGTCGAACTGGACTTGCCGCCCATCGCGCGGGCGACGTTGGCGATCATGGCCAACAGTGTGGAGGTCCGGCTCCACGCTTCGCGCTGGCGGGCCTCGGCCATCCAGACCAACTCGCGGAGGGTCAGCGGACCAGGGTCAACCGCGGCGATCCCGGCGAGCTCGGCGATGAGTCTGGCGGCGTCGACCCTGGAAGTTCTGCCCCTGCTTCCGGGGGGTCGAGGTCGGCCATGGCTTGATCCATCGCCCGATCGATCTGCGGGCTGTCCATCCGGCGCTCCGCCAGGTCGATCACCCGGGCCTCCAGCGACCGCAGTTTGCGAAGCGCCTTGTCGAGCACGCGGCGCTTCGCCTGCGGGAAAAAATCCACCAGCTCCTCCAGCAGCGCGGTCGTGCCCGCGTCGATGGCGTCACCGGCCATGGCCCGCCCGAAATCCTCATCGCTCACGTTCCGGGGGTCGGCTTCGGGCTTGCACACTGCGTACAGAATGTCGCAGAGCAGAATGGGGTCGCTGCTCAGCTTGCCCAGGAGGCCGCCATCGCGCGGGTCGGCATCACCGTTCACCACGTCCAGCAGGTTCACGCCCGTGAGGCCCTTGACCCGCTTGATGGCGTTGACGTTGATGGCCACGGTCCAGGTGCGGCCGGCGTTGTCAATGAACGTCTTCATCAGGGCGTACCTCCTTCAATCCAGGCCGGAGCGCGGGTTGAGTACGTGGGTTTCACCGTCACGCTGACGGTCACCGCTTCCTCCAGCGGCTCGCTGCGGCTGAAGTTGGTCACGCTGAAGTCAGCGTCCAAACCCTCGCCGTTCTCGCCGTCGAGGATGGCCAGAGCGATGGCGGTGTTGTTGAAGTACGCGTTCTTCAGGGCCGTGAAGCCGGCGTCATCCGTATCCCAGACCATCTCGAACTCGACGGTGCCGCTCTTGAGCGTGGCCACGATGGCGCGCCAGCCCTGGTTGGCGCGGGTGGTCACATCCGCCTCGCCCTTTTCCAGGTTGAGCGTCAGGTCCCTGACGTTGCCCATCACGGTGTCGGCGGTCGTGCCTGCCGGACCGTGGTAGAGCTTGCATTCCGAACCGAGCTTGATGCCCATGACGATCTACTCCTTCCCCCGGAAGATTGAGGTCAGCGAACCGACCCCGCCCAGAACTTGGGCAATCGGTCGAGGTTCTTTTCCAGTGCCGGCCCCATCAGTGGGCGCTTGGGGTACTGGTCGCCCCGGAACCGTCCGCCGAACTCGTGGGCCATGGCCGACGGCCCGACCAACTCGTGCGTGGGGCCGATGACGACCTTCTGCTTGCTCTTCTCCACCGCGTAGACCACCGCCCGCTTGAGCTGACCCTGCCTCGTGTGCGGCGGTGCCCCCGGTGTTGACGCCTTTTTGCTCTTACGTATGCTGCGTTTGGCGGTGAGCCGGATCGCGGCACCGGCGTGGCCGAGGTTCTTGAAGGTGGAGCGGTCCGCCGACCATTTCACGCGCTTGGCGTTCAGACCCTCACGCGGCTTCAGCTTGACCTTCATTTCGACCATGACCGCTACCTCGATTACGCGGGGATCGCGCCGCCCAGGTGCGCGGCAAGCTGAGTGGCCAACCGGTCGATGGCGGCCTTTAGGCTCGCGGGTGCCGAGGTGGCCCAGGCGCTGCCCGAGGCACCGTCGCTGGAGCCATCCAGGTAGGGCTTGAGCGCCACGAGGCCCGAACCGTTGATCTCGATCGTGGTGTCATCGACCGCCACGCTCCAGGTCGAGCCATCGGCGGCCAAACCAGCGCCGGCGACCACTTCGAACGCAGGCTGCGCCGCGATCTGACCCTTCAACTCATCAATCGCGGCCTGCACATCCGTGGCGGTCAGGCCGCTGGCGGTGTTGTCGAAGCTGACGCCATCCGCAGCCATGGCGCTGAGGTCGGCCGCCAGTTCATCGATGGCCGCCTGCGCCGTGACCGCGGTCAAGCCCGAGGTCGTGTTGACGTAACCCACTTGGGCCGAGGGCACAACGCGGCCCAGCAACGCGGCGCTGGCCACGGTGACCGGCACCGGCGAGCCGTCCGCCTTGGTCACCACGCCCAGCAGCGCCGTTGCACCCGCCGCGGCGTCAATGCCGCCGGTACCTCCGCCAGGGAGCTGGCCCGTGTTCACGTCGCGCAGGCTGATCACGCCCGTGCCGCTGTGCGTCACGATGTGGCCATTGCCGCGCGGGTTGGCGTAGACCGTGTTCAGGTGCAGACCGGCGGTGCCGGCCAGGGTGACCAGGTTCGTGTCGGTGCCGCCGGCGACGGTGAGTTCGCCGCTCCAGAGCGTGACGGACGCGCTGCCGGACAGGTTGATGGCCGCCGCCGAGCCGCCCCAGACGTTGGCACCGCGGAGGTTCATCCAGCCGCGCTCCATGCGTATGGCGTGGCCCGTCCCGGAAGAGTGCACGACGAAATTGGTGTGGCCCACGCCGTACAGGCCAAACGAGCCGCCGCCCACCGCGTCCACGTAGAAGGCGTCGGTCGCCTTGCTGTTGGTGTGGAACTGCATGTCGCTGAGATACATCCGGATCTGGCCGGTGAAGCTGGCGTGGCCCTGCACGTGCAGCACCTGGGCCGCGCCGCCGGTGATACCGGCGAAGCACAGGCCGCGCATGGCGATGAAGTTGACAGACCCGTTGCCGGGGGCGTCGATCCGCAGCGGCGGCAGGATGACGGTGTTCGCCGCGCTGACCGAGTCGCCCACGATGGCCAGGCGACGGGCGGCCGAGGCGTCGGTCGGCAGCGTCATGACCAGTTGGCTGGTCTCGGTGACATAGGCCCGAGACGGAGCGAAGCGCAGCACGCCGTTGACTTCGCTGCTGACGGCGGTCAGTGCCATGAGGGCGTCGAGGCCGGCCTGGGCGGTCTTGAACGGCAGGCTGACCGACCCGTCGGCGGTGTAGGTGTCGGTGCGATCGGGATCGACATGGATGGTGCGGGTCGCGGGAATGCCGCCCCCCGAACCGCCGCCTTCCGCCGGGATCTCCGTCAGCAGCGCCAGCACGCGACCCTCGGGGTCGGCCAGCCGATCACTGCCGGGGGTCCACTGGTCCTGTTCGTGCAGGACGACGCCATCCAGAACTTCGCCGATGAGTGCCTTGCGATCCGCCATGACTTTTCACTCCGTTCGTTACTCGGGGATCTGCATCCCGAGGTGTTGCTTCAGTAACCGGGCGATCCGCTCGATCGCCTCATCCGTGGTGGTCGGCACCGTGCCGGACCAGGTGTTTGTCTCGCCTGCGGCGAAGCGCCCGATGGCCTGCCGCTCAATTTCGGTGATCACCTGGCCGCTGCCGGCACTGGTCAACTGGTCCAGCACCGCCTTGTTGGGGTGCGTGTGGTCAGTGCCACCGCCTGTCGATCCACTGCCGTAGTAGCCCATGGTTCACCAAGTTCCACCCGTGAGCGTGACCAGATCGTTCGCCGCGCCCTTGACCTCGATGTTCGCGAGGTTCACCCGTTGAAAATCGTGCCACTCGCCGGGCACCCACGGCACCTCATGCGCCGGTTCCGCCTTGGTGCGGAACAGCACGGTGGCCGCATTCGTCGGCGGCGTGCTGATCGTCACCGAGGCCACCAGCTTGCTCGCCGAGAGCGGCTGCCACGCCGTGGTCACCACCACCTTGCGAAGAATGACGTTGTTCATTGGGCTACCCCGGGGGTCCTCCAGGTGAGGGTGATGACACTGGTGAACGTGCGGAACTGCTCCAAGTGCTCAGCCGAGTAGATGGGCTTGTTCTCCGTCTTCGTCCAGACAGCCTGGACGCCGCTCAGTCGCCGGCGCGAGAAGAACTGCCCGATCCGCTCGACCAGCGTCATTAACGCATCCAAGCTCGCCTGATCCGCGTCGTTGACCTTCTGCTGCACCGCCACGTCGATCTGCACGTCGTGCTGATTGCCTGCTCGATTCGCCGGCGTGATGGTCACCCCGCGTGGGACGACCGTGACCTTGAGTTCCGCCAACTCCCGCAGGTCCACCACCGGTCGGTAGTGGCGCTCGGCCACGAAACCGCCCGGGATCAGTGTGGGGGCGGCGACGTTCAAATCCGCCACCACCGCGTCGGCGATGTCCGTGATCACGCTCACGGGTTGCTCCGGCCAGGCAGGTTGTTGCGAATCCACCGGACATCGGCCGCGATCTCGGAGGTCTGCTTCTCAATGGCGCGGAGCCGGGCCTCGTGGTCATCGACCCGCGCGGCAGTGGCATCGACCTGCCGCACCAGGCTGGTGCGATCAGCGGACGCGGCCCATACCGCCCCGACGATCGTGGCCGACCAGGTCAGCAGCAGACCCACCAGGGCCACGCTCCAGCGCTTCTTCTCGTCGTCGCTCATGGCCCTGGGATCTCCTTGGTGTGAATCCGCAGCGTCAATCGCTGCGGGTCGCTGAAGCGCCAGTCCGGCTCGCCGCCGCCCGGGCCCATCACCTCATGCACTGTTCCGCCCCCGGAAGCCTCCACGATCTGGTCACCACGTTGCGGCAGCGTCTGCTCACCGTTGAGCACCAGGTCCGTGGCCCGGACCAGGTAGTCGCGACTGACGTACCGGGTCGTGACGCCGAACCCGTCACTGGGTGCATCGAGTCGGAAGATGGTGCGCCCGATCGTGGCCTGCACTTGCACGCTCTGGTCGCCGCGGCGGTACGTCACCGTCAGGGTGAGGTAGCGATGCCGCTGGTCCTCGAGCCAGGCATTGCCTTGGGCGAGCAGATCGGCCACGACAGCGCATCCTTGATTACTGCGAGAGCCGGGCACGAACAGTGGTGTCGGCATCGGTTGTCGGCTGAACGGACTTGCCGATCAGCTTGCCGCCGGACGCGGTGGTGTTGGCGGTTTGGGTGTCGGCGTGCCAGTAGACGTTGACGCCCTTGGCGATCGCCGAGCCGGCGCCGGCCGCCTTGGGGAAGTCGAAGATTCCCTCAAGGACTAGGCTGCCACCGGTGTTGGCCGGGATTGGGCGCACGGTGACGCCAACCAGATCGCCTTGCACGACAACGGCACCGGCCATCAGATCGGTGTCGGGGGTGTGGTCGATGAAGCGGCCGTCTTGAACAAACATTGCGGGCATGGGAAGAATCCTTCGTGAATGCCAGTGTGGGAGATGCGAACGCGTCGTATCAGGCGAGGGCGATTACGCTTCGCCCTTGGCCTTCACGCCACCTCGGGGTTCCTGCAGGGCCACACCGAAGTCGTGGTAGCCCCGCATCTGCACGCCCAGCACATTGAAATCCGCCTCGGCGGTTTCGATGGTGGGCGACTCCTGGCCATTGAGGAACGCCACCTCGATCACGGGCAGGTCGTTGGGGTCGGCCAGCAGGTACCAGGCCTTCGCCGAGTTGCCGGTGTAGAGCGCGTTGGCCAGGTAGCGGCTGACCTCGACGCGGAACTTGCCCTGGTGCGGGTTGGCCACCGGGTACTTGGCGTTGCTGGTGGTCTCTCGCAGCTCCAACGACTTGTAGAGCTGCGTGCCGATGGCGCTGAGCGCCGTGGGCACCAAGACGATCGCGGGCATGACGCCGATCGGCTTGCCGTCGGGATCGACCTGGTCCAGGAACGCCACCTCTGCCTTGGTCAGGCCGTCGATGCCCAGGGCAGTGTCGGCGCCCTCGAGGTAGTTCTTGTTGGCGGTCTTGAAGAAGTTCGAGTTCGCGAGAAACTCGGCCCAGAAGACGTCGTTGATCTTCAGGCCCGAACCCCGCCCCAGCTTCCGGGGCCCGGTGGTGATGGCTCCGAGGTCATCGTTGATCACGTCGCGGCGGTCGATGCTCAGCAGCAGGCCGTAGGTGTCGGCCTTGTTGCTGTAGCTCTGCTCGCCCAGCGTGCCGTGCTTGAGCTCGCCGCCGGGCAGCACCTTCTCGTACTGGTCCTTGCCGATCAGCCGGTAGCTGGTCACGGTCTTGAAGTCGGACACATTGCGGACGGCGGTGATGTTCCGCCAGGTGCGCTCGACGCTGAAGAAACCCTCCAGCAGGAATTTGTTGGCCACGTTGGACAGGATGCCGCCGATGTCGATGGTGGACGCAGCAGCGGCAATGTCGTGGCCGAAGGCGAAGCGCAGCACGGATCGGTTATCGCGGAAGTTGCGGCCGCTGTAGCCGTTGGCCCAGGCCGCTTCGAGCAGCAGTTCCTGCAGCCCGATCCCGCCGCGGAACCGCTTCGACGCGGCGTCCAGCGTCTGCTCGTCGAACAGCTTGTCGAGGTTGCCCAGGCCGGCCGTGAGCATGCAGGCCGCCTCCAGCATCTGGCTGGTGGCGCCGCCGTTCATCGCGCTGGCGGTCGAGGCGCCGGTGATCATGTGCGGCACCGCCGGACGCGACGCACGCAGCACCTCCAGTTCGGTGCGGTTGATGTCCCAGCCTTCGGCGATGGCCGTGGCTTCCACGTCGGGGTGCTTGACGCACAGCTTCCGCACCGCGGCGATGCGGGCCGACTCGGCAGCCGCTTGGGTACGCATCTGGGCAACGGGATCGTCAGTCGTGGCGGTCACAGGGGCGGCGGCCTCCACCCTTGCAGGGTCAGCCGCGGCAGCGGTAACTTGGTCCTGAACCTTGCTGTTGTCGTTGGCAACGCTCATGTCAGTAGACTCCTGCCGCTGTTGCGCGGCGATGCTGGCGGTGGTGGCGCCGTCGGCGCCCAGGTCCACGAAGCTGATCTCGCCCAGCGTGGCCTTCCGCACCACGTTGAGCGGACCCTTGAAGCTCTGGCCGTTGACCAGGACGTTCTGCCCGTCCTTGACGAACTCGAACTCTTCCACGCTGCTGCCGATGGAGGCCTGCCACGGGAATCCGTTCTTGGCCGAGGCGACGATCTCGCGGGCAATGGCCGTGTCACGCGAGACCAGGCCGGTGGCGACGAGCTGGCCGGACTCGATGCGGATGCTGTCGGTATGGCCGATGCCGGCGCCGGGGTCGTGGCTGAACCGGATCGGCCGGGCCTGCGACGGGATGTGCAGGCCCGCCAAATCCACGATCACCGGGTATCGCCAGGCGGCAATGCGCATGGGCACGCCGGTGTACGCCACCATGCGGAAGCGCGGGATGCGGGGCTGGGCATCGGCACCATCGCCGCCGGCTTCCAACTCGATGCGAGCTTCGGCCGACAAGGCCAGGGTGCGCTGGGCATCATCAAGCGGCTTGACGGGTCGGGACATCGGAGTCCTCCTCCTCATTGGGATCGACTTGGGGTTGCGCATCGGCCAGGCTCAGGCCGAGCTCGCGCATGAGCGCCACCTCGGCGGCACGCTGACGCAACTGCTCTTCCCAGTCACGTCCTTGGCGGGCGTACTCGACGGCCAGGGTCGTGGTGTGGTTCGACAGGCGCGTGGCCTGAGCGCTGGCCTCCTTGGCCGGGTCCACATGCTCGTGGCCGTCCCAGAACCAGGTGTGGGCGAAGTGCAGGGCGCCGGCGTCGCGGGTCCGCATCGACTGCGGCAGCAGGCCCTCCACCAGCGTGGCCTCGTCCAGCCAGGCCCGCAGGAGGCGGTCCAGCACCGTGGTCTGCAGGTGGTGCTGCTCGACGCGAATGGCTTTGTAGTAGGTCTGGTGATCGAGCCGTCCGGAGGCGTAGTTGTAGCCCGAGGAATTGCCTGCGGCGATGTTGTAGGGCATGTTCAGGCAGCGGGCGATCTCGTTGAGGATCTCGCGCTTGAACTCCCCATACGTGGTCGCCGGCTGCTCGGCCGTCACCTGGCCCAGCTTCCAACCGCCGGGCAGCACGGTGGCCATGCGGTGCTCGAGTTCGACCAGGTCCATCGGCTCGACGGGGTCGGCTTCGCCGTTGGCCGGCGCGTCGGTGTAGAGCACAGCCGCGAAGTCGGCGGCAGTCTCGGCCGCGGCGATCACCGCCAGCGTGTAGCGCCGCAGTTGCGCGAACAGGGGTAGAGCAGGCGTGATGTCGGGGATGCCCCGCGCCTGCCCAGGCCGATCCCCCCGGAAATAGTGCAGCACCCCCGGTGCGGGGATGCGGTCGAAGTCGGCGGCCGATCGGGACAGCGAGGCGCCGTCACCGGGGTGCTGACGCAGGACGTGGTACTCGACCGGGTTGCCGAAGCGATCGAACACGATGCCGTCTACCGGCTGTCCCAGACGTGCCAATCCCAGCGGCGAGGCGACTTGGTCCGCCTCGACCAGCCGCAGGTCCAGTTGCACAGGCGATGACACACCGGGGTTGCTGGTCAGGATGCCGAATGCTTCACCGGAGTCAGCGCGAGCCATGCGCATCGTCCGGAGTTTGGAGGCAAGCCCCACGGCGTCGGACCATTCGGCAAATGCCAGTTCAACGGTGCGATTCGCCGTGGGGTCGGGGGTCAGCATCTGCAGCCGCGGCCCGGTGCCGATCACATCGTTGGCCAGGGTCAGCACGATGCCGCGGGCATACGAGTTGTTCGCCACCTCGTATCGCGCCCGGTTGCGCAGCACGCGCCGCACCTCGGGGCTGTTGGCGGCGTTGGCGGAAAGGCCGTCGGCGTTGGACCAGTGACGGCGGTTGTCGCTGTTGGTCACGGCCGCGTCGTAACGCGCCTTGAGCGACCGAGTGGAACCGGCACGCACAATCCGCAATCCCGCAACACCCGACGGGCGCGGGGCCCGCTGGGGTTGAGTGGTCGAAGCGAGGTTGCGCAGCCAACGAAACATCAAACGGTTCCCGGCGGGATGAGCTTCTTGAAGATGGCCCCCAAGCCCTTGCGCTTGGTGGCGCCCTTGCTGGCGAGGTAGCGGTCAGCGGCGATCTGGTCCTGCAGCGAGTGCTGCTCCATCTCGGAGCTATCGCCCTTGGCCCGCTTGGGGCCCTGAGCGTTCTGCTTGATCGCCTCGTCCAGTGGTTCGGACATCAGATCAGGTCCGTCACTGCCGAACTCACCACCGTGCGCTGACGGTCCCGTCGTAAGCGCTGGGCATACGTGGCCACAGCGCGGGCAGGGTTCCGCCCTTCCAAGTGGGCCAGCCAGGCTTCCTGGACGGCATCGTCACGGTCCTGCGGCTTCACGAAGCGCAACTCCGTGAGCAGAGGACCCGTCTTCGGCACGATGGGTAGTGGCAGCGGCATCACTGAAGATGTGTCAGCACCGAGCGGTTCATGCCGCGCGGGCACAACGGAATGAAGAGGTTTGTTACACCGGTGTACTTCAGCGCCGGTACTGACCCCGTGACGGCTCGCCGAGCAGGGTTTCGCGGGTGACGATCCGCATCCCGCAATGACGGCAGGCCCTCACGCGCGTGATGCCGCGCTCCAGCGGTCGTGTGTAAACCACGTGGAAGTGACAACAGCCACAGCGGCGGCACTCAAAGCCAGCCGATTGCTCACCGGGGCTTCCGGAGGTTCCGGGGGCGGGGGTGGGGCTTCCGGGGGCGGGGGTCATCGCTTCCTCCTCTGCAGAGCCGAGAGCTTGAGGCGTGGCCGGTGCAGGTCGCGCTTGGTGTCGGTCCCGAACACCACGCAGCCCTGCATGCTGGCGCCCACCGCACAGCCCACCAGGCAGTCCAGCCAGTGGTTGTCTCTGCCGGGGGTGCGAAGCTTCCACTCATCGATCTGCCGACCCCGGCCCTCCGTCCGCACCCGGTACTCCGCGGTCAGGTGCTCCGACAACAAACGGTGATCGCTTCCACTGCCCGGCATGAACAGCGACAAACAACCCGTATCGCCCATAGGGACGCTCAGCCGGGCGTGCACAAAACTCTTCCAGTAGTTCGTATCGATGAGGGCATAGCGCACCGCCCGGCGTCCCTGGACGTTGGGCACGCGCCAATGCAGGCCGACACGATCGCCCCGCTTGGGCTTGTAGTCGGCGAACGGAACGCTCGACGCGCCCACGTAGCGGCCATGGCTGGGCATGAGAACCGCGACGTGTGGGCTCTGCCGGCAGAACTGGTACACCACGTCCGTGGAGTTGCCCCAGTTGGCGTCGATCAGGCAGCGATCGATCGCCATCTCCGCCCCGTCGTCACGTCGCCATCGCCGCGTGAGACGTTGCTCGAGCAGCGTCTGCAGCCCGGCGTAGATGCTGCCCTCGGCACCGCTGCCCGGGTGAACCGAAAGCAACGTGCGGCGAATGTCGCGCAGCGTGAAGTACCCCCGCTTCTGATCGGGGTAGGTCCCGTAGTCCAGCACGTAGCCCGTGAAATCCTCTTCCCAGCCGCAGGTCATCCAGAACAATGCCGTTCCCTGAACGTCGATGAACATCGTCAGGTGATTGACGCCCATGGGCACCTCGCCCCGCTTCATCCCGTTGGTCTTGGCGGCGATGACCTGCGGATCGAGAACGTCGTCGCCCTGGTCCACTTCCGGGGGCTCGTTCTGGTATTCGGCCCAAAAGGCGGCTTCGCCGTGGTCGAGCTTGAGGTTCATCGCGTGCTGGATGGCGCTCAGTTCATCGGGGTTGTAGCGCTGCGGCCAGGCCACCACGACGCCGGTGTCCATCTCGACCCGATGATCACGGTAGAAGTTGGTCGCCTCTTGGGTGCCGCGATCGTTCCGCTGGCCTTCGGCCCGCAGTTGGGCGTAGCGAGCCCACAGTTTTTCACCGTCACTTCCCGCGGCCGGGAACTGGTAGACCATCTTGGTGCGCTGCCCCTGCCACTGCGGGTGTTTCTCCCGGTCCAGGATGCGGTCCGCCATGTCATCGGGCCGAACCACGGTGAGCGTCATCAGCCCCGCGATCTTGCGACCAGGTCCGGCAAGACCCAGAATCGCGCCGGAGAGGATCTGCTCGCGCGTGGCGCACTGGGCCGGCGACCGCGCTGATTCGTCGGTCTGCGGATCATCGAGTAGCACCAACGACGGACGCGTCGTCTTGCCATCGGCGCGTTTGTGCTTCATGCCGCGGATGCGACCAGTGATGCCCGCGACCTTGATGATCCCGCCTGCCGCGGCCGATGCTTCGATCGTGGGCAAGATGATCTCCCGCGCCGTCCAGCCCACATGGGTGCGAGCGCCGCGGTAGAGCTGACCCGTAGCACGTTGATGAATCCCCTCCAAGGCGCGGATCGGGCCCGTCACTTCCGCGAAGTCCTCATCGAGCAGGTCGTTGTTCTCAAGCTCGCTCTTGATCGAATCGAGCATGTCGGCGGCGTGTTCTTCGTCGCTGCCGATGAGCGCCACGAACTCACGATGGCCGTAAAGCAATGCCCACAGGCATGCTGTCTCGCAGAGGCTTGTCTTGCCGCTGCCACGAGGCATGGCCATGGCGAAGAGTCCGCCTTCCAGCACCGCATGCTCGATCTTCGCGATGACCGTCAGGTGGTCTTGCGACCAGGGCAAATGAAACGTCTGCGGAAAGTACTGCTCACAGAACCCCCGGAAACTCTGGCGGCAGGAGTCCTTGCGGGCTGGATTGACCGGCGCGTGGACCCAGCCTTCAGCAGAGATGTCGCGCGACGATTCGCTCATCGCGCGGCCACGTGCATTGACCGATTCCTTGTGCCGGGCGTAGTTGGCCGGATCGCCCTCCGTCCAACCCGGCTCGAACAGCTCCTGGCGAGCGTGGAACAGCCACGCGGCGTACCGCACCAGGTCGATGCGACGGCCGTCACCGATCTTGTAGGCGGCACGGTTCAGATGCCGGTAGACCACATGCGGCTGCACCACCTCGCCCAGCGGCGTGGCGTTCAGGAGCCGCACGAGTTCAGCGACACGAAGTTGGCGTGGGTCAAACTTCAACGGGCCTGGACCTCCCTCACCAGCCATGCCGTGTAGTTCACCAAGTTGATGCGACCGTCAGGTCCCACGGGCGCCCCGGCATCAAGGTCCGCCTGGACCTGCTGTGGCGTGATCCGCTTGCCGCCAGCGGCCGACAGCATCCGTGACACTTCCTCTACGGAAAGCGACATGGGATTGACCACCGGCGGCGTGACACCCGCGCTCTGAGCGCCTGGGTTGGCCGGAATCTTGGGGGTCTTCTCAGACATCGCCGCAACCTCCAACGTCATCGCCAGATGTGACCGCCGGAAAGTTCCCCACATCTCGCCGGATCGCCTTGATGTCTTTGGCCCGTCCCGGCTCAATGTGCATGTAACGCAGGCCACCACAAGGAGATGCGAAATGACGACGACCAAGACCAACGCCAACCCGGGAGGCCAGAACCTCAAGCCCGGCACCCTGGTGGTTTCCAAGACCGACGGCGAGCCGGGCCGGGTGGTGGAGGTCAACACCTTTCGCCGCAACGGCACCGCCGCCTGGTCCTACCTGATCGAAACCGCCACGGGCCAGGAGGTCTGGCACGCCGGCGACCTGTTCGTGCCCGCCGCCGCCCCCGCCCCCGGCCAGGCCTGAACACCACGCACCACCTTGAAGGAGATCGCCATGAGCCGCTTCCCGAAGAACGCCAACGAGAGCCAGCGAGCGCGAGAAATCTTCCAGCACGTCGCTTACCTGCAGCGGGTCCATGGTTGGACGCTCGATGAGGCCATCGCCGCCATGCGCTACTACAACGGCGACCTCACCATGGAACAGTTGCGCTACACCGTCCCCACGAAGGCTGACGAAATCATCGACCTTCGCTGAGGACGCTGCACCCAATCCCAGGAGCACGCCATGAGCAGCCAGAAGCCCACAGCCAAGACCACCGGCGAGACGCTCGCCGAGATCGCCAGCAAACACCTGCACATTGAGACGCTCGAGACGCGCCGGATGGACGGACTGGACTTCCACGAGGTGTCGGTGTGGGGCGTCTGCGACGCCTTGACCGCCGCCTTCGACGCGGGCCAGGACCACGCCCAGCGCCGGGCTGCCAAGCGCAGCGCCGCCATGGACGAGGTCCTCGCCGCCGCCCAGGCCCTGCTCGAAGCCCATGACAACCAGATGGTCACCAGCGTCGAGTGGCGACGCCTGCGCCGCGCCATCAAGGCTGCACGCTGACCAGCGCCCACCACCTACAGGGAGCACACCATGCAGACGAAGCGCATCGAGATCGAAGGCCAGGCCGGCACGCTCACCATCGAGCGCGACCGCCGTGACGCGAAACGCAGCAGCGTCATTCGCATCGACTCGATCATCCGAGATCCCAATCGAGACCAGCTCGCCTGGAAGACCTGGGAGATCGAGGCCCGCAGCGACGATGCCACCATCATCGACCTGGCGGAAATCCTCCACCAGCGCACTGAAGGCTTCCGCGGGACCAACAGCGACATCCACGCGTACGCCCAAGAGCTCTACCGCTTCACCGAGTGAGACCCAAGAGGCCTGGCCAGCCCCCCGGAGTGCCCGGAACCCAATACGGCCACAGGAGATCGCGTCATGAAGAAGAACGAAGTCAAGATCGGCGGGACCTATCTGGCCAAGGTCAGCGAGCGGGTCGTGCCCATTCGCATCGAGGCCGAGAGCCGACATGGTGGGTGGGACGCCACCAACCTGGCGACGAACAAGCGGCTCCGCATCAAGAGCCCGCAACGACTCCGAGGCGAAGTCAACGCCGGTACTAAGAGCCAGTCCACCGCGCCCCTGAAGGCGGACTCGCCGGAACCCAGAGAGCCCAAGACCAAGCAGCCCAAGCCCAAGGCTTCGACAGCCGCCGTCGCCAAGCCCGAGAAAGCCAAGAAGGCCAGCGGCCTGGACGTCGCCTTCAAGGTGCTCACCCAATCCTCGCAGCCCATGTCCTGCCGCGAGATCGTCCAGAAGATGCTCGACGAGAACCTCTGGAAGACCAGCGGTGCCACGCCGCATGCCACCATCTACGCGGCGATGATCCGCGAGATCCAGACCAAGGGGCAGAGCGCCCGCTTCGTCAAGGTCGACCGCGGCCGCTTCACCGCCGCCAAGGTTGAGTGACTCGCCTTCGATCACGCCACACCTCGCTTGGGCTTTCCACCCTCGCCGTCGCCCACGCCCTCGCCCCCGCACCCGGAAGCGGGCGCGAGGGCTTTCTCAGTCTGGCGTTCAGCCTTCCGCCCGGAAAACTTCTCCCATCGCTGCACGATCACGTCGCAGTAGAGCGGGTCCAGTTCCATCAGGTACGCGTGGCGCCCCGTCTGCTCGGCAGCGATGAGCGTGGAGCCGCTGCCGCCGAACAGGTCCAGCACGTTCTCGCCGACCAGCGATGAGTACTGCATCGCCCGCAGCGCCAGCTCCACCGGCTTCTCCGTCAAGTGAACCATCGACTGCGGGTTCACCTTCTTGACGTGCCACAGGTCGGTCGCGTTGTTCGGGCCGAAATAGCGGTGCGCCGCGCCTTCACGCCACCCGTAGAACGCAATCTCAAACGCGCCCATGAAATCCTTCCGCGTGAGCACCGGGTGCTGCTTGTCCCACACGATGCCCTGGCTGAAGTACAGTTCGTGCTTCTTGAGATACGGCGGGTAATTGCCCAGGTTGGCGTACCCGCCCCAAATGTAGAACCCGTGACCGGGCAGCAGCACGCGGGCCATATTGCCGAACCACGCGTCGAGCATCTGATCGAACGCTTCGTCGCTCACGAAGTCGTTGGCCAGCGGCCGGTCCTTGGGGCGCAGCTTCTTGCTCACCTTGTTCGGATTGAAGGCACCACGCGCGGCATCGAATGACTGGTGGTGATTCTGCGGCTTGGTGTTGGTCGCCTGAAACGACGACAAGCCGGCGGCGATGGCGTTGTTGCTGCGCGGTTCGACCTTCACGTTGTACGGCGGGTCGGTATTGACCAGGTGGATTGGGGTACCGTCCAGCAGTCGGTCCACGTCGAGCGGGTTCGCGCTATCGCCGCACATCAGTCGATGGTTGCCCAGCAGCCAAATGTCGCCGGGCTGCGTGGTCGCCTCGTCCGGCGGCGCCGGCACCTCGTCGGGATCGGTCAGGCCCTGCTGCACATCGCCGCTCATCAGGCGGGTCAGTTCCTCCTGGTCGAAGCCCAGCAGATCCAGGTCGTAGTTCATCTCGCGCAGGGCCGACAGCTCGATGGGCAGCAGCTCGTAGTCCCACTCGGCAATGGTCGCCGTCTGGTTGTCAGCGAGTCGATACGCCTTGACCTGCGCTTCGGACAGATCGGTGGCGACGTGAACGGGCACCTTGGCCAGGGCCAGCTTCTTGGCTGCCTTCCAACGGGTGTGGCCGACGATGATGACACCATCAGGGTCCACCACGATCGGCTGGCGGAACCCGAACTCCTTCAGGCTCGCCGCCACCGCGGCCACCGCATCGTCGTTCTGACGCGGGTTCCCTGGGTAAGGCTTGACCTGGTCGATGGGCAAAAGCTCAATCTTCAAGGCAGTCTCCTTTCAGTTGGCCTCACATGGCGGCGAGAATCTTGGCCAGTTCCCGCTTGGTGAGCCGGGTGGGACGATGAATGATCAGTGCGTTCTTCTCGATCACGTAGGTGGGACGCTCAATCTTGGGCTGCTGCGCCGCCCGCACGGCCTGCCCCTTGAGCCACACGGCCTGTTGCATTTCGTTTCGCAGGCCGTTGGGACCGAAGACCTGACGCACCTCCCAGTGCTCCAGATCAAGCAACTGCCGACGACGCGTATCCAGCTCACCATTGGCGGATTCACCGGTCACCACGGACAGGCCCCTGTCGCTGATACACCGCTCCTGCTCGGGCAAGGGCAGGAATGCCACCCGCTGCAGCAGATCTCGACGACCGGCGAGCAGCGCCACGACCTGCGGTAGCGTCTGCCCATAGGCAATCCGCCTCAGGTACACCAACAGGGAGAACCGAAGGTCCGACAGGTCGATGCTGCGTTCGTCAAACTCCCGGATCACCAGGGCCATTTGCATCAGGTTCTCGGCCGTGAACTGGAGCCGCTCGGCCAGATACGACCGGAGTTCAGCTTCCGACATCGTCTTGAGCTGGCGCTGCAACGAATGCCACTTGGACGGGACATACTCAACTCGTTCCACTGCGGTCACCATGAAGGTCTCCTTTCCATGAGTCTGGCACGGTCGCCAGCGTGAGTTTCAGAACCGCGAACTCCGACTGAAGCTGGTCTTCAGCACACCGTATTCGCCATTGCCGCTTGTACTGCTTCATGTAGCCGCTGGCGCGACGGCGAGCCTCATACATGGCCCTCTGGCCGTTGTGTTTCTGCACTTGTTGGTGTCGCCAGATCTGATCGCGGCGGCGGTGCTGCGCGCAGCTCTCTGAGCATGTCTTCAGTTGAGGGCGATCAGTCGCCCGGAATGGCGCACCGCATTCGACGCAGATGCGCGTGCGACCGGCCTTGGTCTTCAGCCATCTCTGGGCCGCATGACGTGCCACCAGGGCGACTTGGCACTTCGCCGAGCAGGTCTTGGATTGGCGGGGTCGAGCCTCGGTCTTGCCAGCCAAGAAGGCCGTACCACAGATCACGCACTGCTTTCGCGCCGGACCGGGTCTCAGCGTGGCCAGGCACTTGGCCAGGTGGTAGCGATTACGCTCGCGTCTGCAGGCCTCGCCGCAGAGTCGCATGGAGCCGTGTGATGCCAGGAACACACGACCGCAGACCCTGCAGACTCGTTCGTAGGTTTCGGGTTCCATGGATTTTCTCACGAACGAAGGTCAGTCATGTAGCGTTGGCGTTCCCACGGCCATCTCCTGCCGCTTTGGCCAGGGGGGAACCATGGCCTTGACCGCCGTGGCCCCAGTTCCCCACTGCCAACCTGGCGGCTTGTGGATAACTCCGAGCCTCGCCCCGGTTGGCCCACGTTGGCCCGTGTCGCGTCGGGGCGATCGGACGGCTCGCCCTCCAACCGTTCTTGCCGGACGCGACAGGCGCGACCGTGGGCGACCCGGGGGCCGGGGGGCGATTCGTTTTGTGTTGTGTTTGGTCTTGTTCTGATCGCGGGGCACGCCGGGCTGGGTCCGTTTCGTTTTGTGTGCGCCCCTTTAGGGGCGCACAAAACGAAACGAGACCCGGCGTGCGGCTATTGTTTTGTGCGCACAAAACGAAACGCCAAACGAAATGCCAGAGCACTTGTTTTGTGCGCACAAAATGAATCACAAAACGAAACCTCATTGGCCGTTCTCCTCGTGGGTGGTGACCGCCAGCTGATAGGTGTAGGGGTCGTTGCGCTTGCCCTCGCCTTGACGTGTCACCAGACCGTCATCGTCTGCCGACCGCAGCAGCCGGTCAGCCAGCCAATGCGACAGTCCCGCCTCGATCGCCTTGTCGAGGATGCTGGAACGCGTGGCTGGCCGTGGTCCCACGAACGCCTGCACGAAGGTCTCGACCGTCCACTCGTCCTTCTTCTCGCCGCGCTTCTTGCCGCTCTCGGTTCGCAGTTGGGCTGGATCGAGGTCATCTGCCGGCGACCAGACCGGGTACGACCAGCGCAGGCAGCGAGGCGCCACCGGCGGCCACGAGCGAACCGCCGCGTCCAGGACGACGGTGTCGTCTTCCTCATGGGCGCGGAGGATCATGTGCGTGTCGGTGGCCCGGCTCTGGCTGCCGGCGCCGGCCCCGACATCGGTGACACTCTTGCCCGATTGGCTGCCCTTGGTCGTGTGGTGGATCAGCACGAAGCAGCAGCCCAGCAAATCCGCGTACCGATCGATGTGGTTGTAGAGCGACGCCATGGTGCCGTTGTCGTTCTCGTCCATATCGCGCGGCATGAAGCGGTAGAAGGCGTCGAGGATCACCACCTTGAATCGCCCCGGCTGCAGACCGCGGAAGAACTCGCCCAGCGAGAACACGTCCTGCAGGTAGCCGCGCAGGTTCATGACCCAGACGTGGTCGGCGTAGGCGTCGGTCGGCACACTGCGGGCATGGGCGACCTTGGGGATTCGGTTGGCGCTGGTCTCGCCGTGCAGTTCGTTGTCGAGGATCAGCACTTCACCGCGCTCGCACATGAAGTGCCCCAGCCACTCCCGGCCGGTGGCAACGGACAGGGCAAGGTCCATCACAAGCCAGCTCTTGCGGTACTTGGGCGGAGCGATGACGTTCATCGTCTCGCCCTCACGCAGCAGCCCATGGATGACCGGCTTGCGCAGGTCGGGGTACTTGACCATCAAGTCGCGCACCGTCAGCGGCTGCATCGCTGCCACGGGCGTTTCAGGCGGGTTCGTGGTGCCTGCGGGCGTGTGAGCCATGGAGTTGGGCGGCGGACCGTAGCCCTGCAGCCGCAGTGCCGCCGCGGCTCTGGACCAATCGCCGCCGTGCTCCAGCAGGCTGTAGACCGCGAAGGGCGAATAGGCACGGTCCGACTCGAACGGCGCGGCATTGACGCTGAAGACGTAGAACACGCCGTCCTTGAGCGTGGCGGACCAGCCATGGTCCTTCCCGGGCCGGCGCCAGTATTCGTTCTGGCCACCCTTGACCCGTGTCCACCCGTGCTGCTCGAGAATCTTCCGGGGGTCGCCGCGCCGGTTGAACTGATCGCCGGGCCGCTCGGTCGTGTCATGGGCAGGTGGAGCCTTGGCACCGTCGATGACCGGCGGGACGTACTCATTGAGTTCCCATGCCGCCTGCAGCAGCGTGTCGCGTTCGGCCTCGGTCAGCACGGGCAGATGGGAATAGTCGCCCTGGATCAACTCGTAACCGGGCGTGGGCGCGCATAGGAACAGTCCGCCTTCGCCACGGGTCTCGATCAGGGTCAGGATGACGTACCTGCGACCTGCCGCGTCCGTGCGGACCAGGTAGCGCTTCCCATGCAGTTGCACCGTTGCCGCCCCGGCGGCATCGACCTGAATGTCCTCAGGCGCGACGAAGTGCTGGCGCTGGGCCAGCTTCAGGTTGCCGCAGACAGGCACCTCGGACTGGTAGCTGACGTGAAATCCGCGGGACGGCGTTCGCTCGATGACCACCCGGCTCAATAGCGACGGTGGAATCCGCTTGCACCACGCGTCGAACCGATCGCCACCGCCGTCGAAGTCGATGGTCTCTAGATGGCCCGATACTGCGCCACAGACCAGGCACAGGGCCTGGGCACCCGACTCGAACCACAGGCGAACCTGCTCGGCGGAGGGCCGAGTATTCTGAAAGGATCGCCACGCGGGCAAAGCCGGCCGCTTCTCCTGCAGGACAGCCGGCAGCACGCACAAGCCGCTGCTCAGGTATTGCGTAGCCGCGTCGCGCATGGACTGACCTTTGACAACGTCACTGCTCATGCGAGGTAGTAGATCGAGAGACGCCGAAGCACCTTGTCGATCTTGATAGCGATGTCGAATGGCTCGCGGGTCACCTGGTCCGCGTCACACTTGATTCCCACCTGCCGCGCCACACGCGCGATGTCCTCGGCGTAGATGAGCAGGAACAGCAGCCGCTTCTCGCGGTACTCTTTCGAACATTGCAGCCACGTTTCAAACCAAGCGCCGGCATTGCCGTCCTTTCGGGACAGTGCTTGCGCTTGCTTGATCAGACGTCCGCACGCAGCGCACGTTTTGATCGCGGCAGCCAACGAGCGGTTGATGGCTCGACTCGATCTTTGGTTCATCCGTTCGTCTCCTGCTAAAACGGGATTTCGTCGTCCGCTAGGGTCAAGGGCTCGAGATCGGCATCGGCGGCCACATGCCGCGGCTCGGGCAGGGCTAGGTCCGCCGGGTCGGGCTTGGCACCCAGCTCGCAGTCCACGATCCGGTCGTACTTCTCGCCGGCGACTGAGCGCACCTTGATCGACAGCGTCTCGGCCAGGGCGCCGGCGTTGGCCAACTCCACCGCCTCTTCCACGTTGTCGGGCAGCGGCAGGCACGATCGAAGGCGCCACCACGCTTCGGCCTTCTGCCGGGCGTAACCGCCGTGTTCGATGCATACCCACTCGGAGCGCGTCTGGTGGAATCCGATCTGGTAATCGACGCGCATCGACCGCGGCGCGTCCGGGGGCGCGTTGCGCTTCACGTGGACGCTGTAGTAGACGCGGCGCACTTCGTACTCGCTGATGGTGACCTGTCCGCTAAGAACGCCGGTGGTGTCAGCGCTGGGCTCGTGCCGGCGCCGATCGGGTGGCGGGAACACGTGGCCGCACTCTGGACACGTGGCGTACCCGGTGGCGATCAGGGCCTGGCACTCGGGACATTCCTTGGCCGGCGCTTCACCGCTGCCCCGGTCGGGCGCTTCCGTGATGCGAATGGCATCGACGGGGCCGTGCCGCAGCACGTTGCCGCCGAAGTCGAGCACCAGGCAATCGGTCTTGCCTTCGCACAGCCGAAAGCCACGTCCCACCATCTGGTAATACAGCCCGGGCGACATGGTCGGCCGCAGCAACGCCACGCAGTCCACGTTGGGGGCATCGAAGCCCGTGGTCAGCACGTTGACATTGACCAGATAGGTCAGGTCGCGCTCGCGGAAGCGCCGGATCAGATGGTCGCGGTAGAGCGTGGGCGTCTGGCCGTCGATGAAGCCACATTCGCCCGTGCCTCCGGCGCCGGCCCTGGCCATCTGCTCAATGACGCGAGTGACATGCTTGCCGTGTTCGACGCCGGAGGCGAAGACCAGGCATGAGCGCCGGCCACCACCCTGGACGGCATCCACAATCTCGCGGCAGGCCGATTGGACCAGCAGGTCTTGATCCATCAGCTGCTCAACTTCGCCCGGAACAAATTCGCCGGCGCGCACATGCAGGTTTTGGAAGTCGGGCTTGTACCGGCCGCTCTTGGATTTGAGGGGCGACAGGTAGCCCTCACGGATTAGTTCGCGGACGCCGATCTCGTAGCAGATGCTGTTGAGAATGCCATGCGGGGGCGGCGCGCAGATCGGGCCCGACGCCATGCGGAACGGGGTCGCCGTCAGCCCAATCACCCGGAGATGGGGATTGATGACCTTGGCGTCGCGCAGAAAGGTCTGGTACATCCCGTCGCCGTCGGGCGGGATCATGTGCGCTTCGTCGATCAAGATCAGATCGAAGCGGTCGAGCTCGGCTGCGCGGCGATACACCGACTGGATGCCGGCCACGATGATGGGGTGCTCGGTGTCGCGGCTGCGCAACCCGGCCGAGTAGACGCCGATCTGGTTTCGGGGAGTGCACAGGTCCGGCGCCATGAGTTGGAGCTTGTCCACCGCCTGTTCGAGCAGTTCCTTCACGTGCGCGAGGATGAGAATGCGACCGCCCCATTGCGCGACCGTGTCCCGGCAGATGGTGGCCATGACCGGGGTCTTGCCCGCCGCCGTGGGCAGCACCACGCACGGGTTGTCATCCCGTTCGCGCAGATGACGGTAGACCGACTCCACCGCCGCCACCTGGTACGGACGCAGGGTCAGCGGTTTCTGGGCAGGCGCTTCGGGAGCGAACAGGTTCACCGCGCCTCCTCGGCGATACCCACCGCCTGCAGGACCAGGTCACGGTGCCCGTGCTGGCGCATGGCCTTCGAGCCCAGAGCGCGAAGCTCCGCTTCTGCCTGGTTGAACACGTCCATGGCCTCGGCCAGGGTCATGTGCCGCTGCCACGCCGCAGGATGTGACTCAAACCAATCGGCGACCGCGCAGTACCGCAGGGCAGCGCCAAGCAGATCCGCCTGCGAAACCTTCGAGTTGTCTTGCGTGGCCTGAATCATCGTCTCTCCCTGATGCGTATCACGACCATGCCGCCCGGAACGACAGTGGCCTTCTTGATGAGCAGCCAGACGATCTGGCTGTCGTCCGGAAAGGCGCCGCCGTGCTGAAGCGAGTCGTTCACGCTCTTCAAAAGGTTGTCGAGATCGCGCCTTCGCCGATCCGGCGGAAAGACCGCGATAGCCACGGCGAGTTGCCCGGTCATGGGCTTGACGTTTCGGTCACGCAGCAGCCTGGCCACGGTCTTGCGGTACTCCCGGCCCTCATTGCTGATGACGATCCGCCCGCGCCACAAACGCCAGTAGTGGTTCACCGACGGCGGGAATGGCAGCTCGACCTGCAGCATCAGCTGTGTCCGGCAAGGCCTCCCGCCGGACGGCAAGCGCCGGCGGGAGGCCCGCAGAATCGGACCGTCACGATCAGCGCCGCCAGGGCGGCGTGGGATTCGTGGCCTGCGCGGGCTGGGCGCTGCTGGGCGCACCCTCGCGCTTGGCGAAGCCACGGATCTCGTTGGTCAGGTCACCGGTGTCTTTGCGCTGCTTGAGCTTGACTGTGATGACCAACGGGATGTTGTGCAGGTCGACGCTGTCCCCGGGCTGCATGACGCCGACGGCGCGGCAGATCGCCGACAACTGCTGGCGGGAGATCTGCACCGTGGTGGGGTTGGGGTGGTTGAGATTCAACCGGGCCCACACCAGGCGACCCTTGTACGGGCCCTCGAGCACCTGGAAGGTGAACTGCAGGTACTGACCATCGCCGCTCTTGGTGGGCTTCTTCTCCGACTCGGTGATCACCGCCAGGTACTTGCCCGCGGGGATCGGCTCGAAATCCTGAGACGGTTCGACCTGGGCTGCGTTGAATCCATCGAGATTGGCCATGAACGAATCTCCTTGTTCAAAAGGCGTGTGTCAGTTCGAAGGGTGGGTGTCGGACCCGGGCATCGACGGCGCGGTGTCACTGGGCTCGCTGCCCTGATCCCGGGGGCGGGGGTGGGCTTGGCGGGTGAAGTAGTCGTACGCCGCCCACTCCAGCGGCAGCTCGTACGGCATGCCCAATCGGTTCTTGGCCACGTGGGTCGGACCCTCGCAGGTCCGCATCACCCGCTCGGGCGCGGTGATGTTCCGCACCTTCTTGGGATCGGTGGTGGTGGTGTAGGTGGCGAACAAGACCTCGTCGCACCACTCCATCACCACGGCCGCGGCCAGCTTGTGCAGTCGTGGGGTGAAGCGGTCGAAGGCCGAGTCCTCGGGCGTCTGGAACTTCTCGATCTTGGTGTGGGCGATCAGGATGATGGCCATGCCGCGTTCGCGGCGCAGGGCATCGAGCCCCGCGATGAACTGCCGCCATTCGTCCAGAGCGAACACGTAGCCCTTCTGGAACCCGATGTCCTCGATGTTCTTGACGTTCTTGCGGACGCAGACGTCCTGCCAGATCAGCCGCTCGAGCCAGTCCAGCGAATCGAGCACCACGGTCTCAAAGTCGTGGGGCTGCGCCCGCAACTCGGTCAGCGCGTTCATCACGTCGCTGAACGACTGGGCTACGGGGAACTTGATGCAGTCGATCTCACCCAGTCCGTCCTCGGTCTGGACGAAGACAGGGTTGCGGGCGCTGGCGCCGAAGGTGCTCTTGCCCACCCCCTGGACGCCGTGGACCATGCAGCGTCGCGGGGCCGGGCGCTTACCGACTTGCAGTTGCGATAGCAGGCTCATGTTCGTGTGCTCCTTGAAATCGTGGTGTGTCGTGCATGAATGGGGGCTGGGGCTAAGCGAAGCTCGGCGGACCAGTTCATGGGCTTACGCCGTTCACCGGCCCCAGCCCCCGGGAGAGGCAGTCACAGCCAATCGAAGGTGCGCAGCTCCTCGTAGCCGGTCGGCCACACGTCGCGGGCGCGGCAATCGCGCAACCGCTTGACGGCCTCCTCGTTTTCCTTTTGGGCCACTGCCAGGACGTCCTCGCCCATGCGCCACACGCCGCAGCGGTAAGGCACCTGCTTCTCGACGGCGATCAGGTGCACGGGCAGATCACGCGGGTCAACGGCCGCCGCGGTCGCTGCGATCGAGCGGTAGAAGGCGAGCTGATGCACGTAGCCGAACTTGCGGGCGTCGACCTCGAAGTAGTCCAGATGGTCGGTCGTCTTCAGATCGACGATGCAAGCCCCTGGCATGTGCGTGAACCAATCGACGCGGATCTGGCAATCCACCTGGTGCCAGCGCGCTCGCAGTACCGCTTCGGCAACGCCGAGCACCAGAAGCTCCCGGGCCAGATCGTGCGACAGCACGCCGGCCGCGAGCTGCTCAATCTGCTGCGCTTCCTTCTCACTGAGCACCGGCTTGCCCTGCGCCTCCGCCCACTGCTGATACGCCTGGGAATCGCTCTTGAACGGCTTGCCCGTGGTCTTGTTGATGGGACCGTCGCCGATGGCGTACTCAGCCAGGAATTTCTCGCGCCCCTCCAGGATCAGCGTGTGCGTGGCGCGGCCCAACTGGAAGGCCTTGCAGTCCTGATCCTTGGCCCAACCCATCTGCTTCCACTGGTAGAGCCGAGGCGAGCGCCGGAAGTCGGCCAGGCGATGGCTGCTGAGGTGGTCCGCGGCCGCCGCGTGGTACGTCTCGGCCGGTTCGAAGATGAACTGCATGGGGAGGTTGGTGGGAATCACTTCGCCACCTCCATTTCCGGGTCAAGGTGGGCGCTAGCGCCGGCGACGGGCAGCCAGGTCATGCTGGGATTGCCGGTGACGCTGCAGAGTCGAATCGGACCGGTCTTCACCTGCCGCGCCTTCCGCAGTTCAGGCAGTCGCCGCGACGGCACGTGACGCTTCAGGCCTGCGGTCACAGCGATCTCGGCCGCGGTGCGGCCCGGCGCCTTCCACACCTCCAGCAGACAGACCTGCCGTTGCGACACGGCCTGGCTGGCGTCGTCGGCTTCGTCTGTGACCTGATCGAGTTGGGCTGGATCGTCGGGTTGGGACGGGGCGTGCATCAGTGGCTCTCCAACGGGTGTGTGTCACGGCGACGCCGATCAGGCGTGATCGCGACGCGGTTGCCCCGTTGTTTGCCGCTGCCCCCGGAAGTTGCTCGGTCAGAAAGATGTGACCCCGAAAACACACATGCGCCACATATGGGCTGGGCGCTGCGCAGCGTGACCCACTAATGCGGCGCATCTGTGGCGCAGATGAAGTTCGCGGCGCAGCGCCGAGCCTACATACATGACCCAGTACCGCGCAGAGCATGGCCGCCATCACGTCGAGTCCGCATGTGCGCCTCGACGGAACAGCGGCCCTTTACTCGAAAGGCTCTGCCATGCTCGTGAACAGCTACGCCGGAATCGTGGACCAGAACGTGTCGCGACTCGTCGTGAGCCGTGCTCGCCGGCTTCGCGTCAGCAGCGACGAGATTCATGACCTGCAGCAGGAGATCGTGCCCAAGCTCGCGGCGTTCCAGTTCGACGCCGCCCGCTCCAACGGCGCCTCACGCAACACCGTGCTCACCAGCGTGGTCGATCGCCAGATCTGCGCCTACCTCCGAGCCAAGGGCCGATACGAAAACCACATCGAGCACCTGCAGCAGATGCGCCGGCCCGCCACAGCCCGTCACAACTGGCCCGACCACGTCTCTCAGCCCGAGCCGGTCGATCTGCGCATGGACCTGGCCGCGGCCATGCAGCGGCTGTCGGAACGCGACCGCGCCATCTGCGACGGCCTGAGCCATGGCCTGACCGTCAAGGACATCGCCGCCAAGCTGGGCTGCTGCCGCGACACCGTCTCGCGGGCCATCTTGCGCATCCGACGCGTCTTCGCCGATGCCGGCCTCGAGGCCTGGATCGACCCCAACTTCGATGAGCGGGACCACGCCTGAATCCAAGGAGAACCCCATGCGAACGGGCCAAGATTCGACTGGACATGTGTTGGTGAATGAGCAAGGGTGTGACCGGCCCCCGGTGCCGGTCCCGTCCGCCACCGCCGCAGCCGCCCGCAACGTGCCCGGGGCGGCATGGATCACCGAGGCGATGGTCCAGGACACGCGGCGACACTGGTCGCCACGCTACGGACGCGACCTGTCCGACGCCGAGGCCGTGGAGATTCTCATGAACGTCAAGCGATTGGCACAGGTGCTTTGGAAAGGAGGCCAGAACCCATGACCAACTGCGTCATCTGGGCACGGGTATCGTCGCGCGAGCAGCGGGAAGGCTACTCGATCGACGCCCAGCTCCGCATCACTCGCGAGAAAGCCCAGCGCGAGCAATGGGACGTCGTCCGCGAGTTCGTGGTGGCCGAGTCGGCTAAGCGCGGCGCTGAACGCGTCGTGTTCAATCAGATGCTCAAGTGGGTCGTCGCCAACGCCCGCAAGCACAAGATCGCCATCATCCTGGCCCACAAGCTCGACCGCATCTGCCGCAACATGCGCGACGCCGTCCGCATGCAGGAGCTCGAGGACAACCACGGCATCAAGCTGGCCTTCGTGGAGAACCAGTTCGGGCCCGGTGCCGCCGGCGCCCTGTCGTTCAACATCATGGCCGCCGTCGCCCAGTACTACTCGGACAACCTCCGCCAGGAGGTGCTCAAGGGCATCGAGGAGCGCGTCCGCCAGGGCTGGACACCCGGGCTGGCCGCCTACGGCTACATGAACGTGCCCAGCGACCGCGACCAACCGGTCCAGCCGCACCCGGAGAAGACAACGGCGGTGCGGCGCATCTTCGAGTTGTACGCCACGGGTACCATGACCTTCGAGCAGGTCGGCGACCAGATGGAGCGAGAAGGCTTCGTCTACCGCTCCAGCCAGCCCCGGTTCCACCGCAACGCCGTCTCGTACATCCTCAACAACCCGTACTACACCGGCCTGGTCCAGTTCCGCGGCGAGTACTTCGTGGGCAAGCACGAGCCAATCGTCGACAAGGCCACCTACGAGCACTGCCAGCGCCTCCTGAAACGCAAGAACCGCCGCACCAACAAGGTCAACCACTACCTGGCGGCCAACATGTTCGTCTGCGGCCACTGTGGCTTCGGCATCACCGCCGAACGCGTTCGCCGGGCCAACAAGAGGGGCGTCCAACGCCAATACGTCTACTACCGCTGTGCCAGCGTCTACCCCGACAAGGACCACCCAACGGTCCGCTGGCGCGAAGAACAACTGGAAGAGGCCATCCTGACCGACCTGCAGTCGCTGCGGATCAGCAACGAAGAGGACCGGGCTTGGTTCCGCAGCAAGCTGGTGGACTCCTGCAAGGACGACGTCCGGCTGCGAGAAGACCGGATCAAGAACCTCCGCCGGCGACGGGCCGACCTGGAGTCGATGCAGCAGCGGCTGTTGGACGCCTACCTGGCCGGGGCTGTGGATAAAAACACGCTCACGGCCAAGACGACGCTCCACAAGCAGGAGATGGAGCGAGTGGACGCCGAGTTGCAGACCAGCAAGGCCAAGCCACTGGCTGGAATTGAACAGGCAGTAAAGGCGTTCGATTTGGCCCAGGAAGCGGCAGATCGATGGCGCGTTTCAAACAAAGACGATCGCCGTGCGCTATTGGACGCGATTTTATTGAACAAGACATTGTTCGCCACAAGTCTTGTCACTGAAAAGAGAAAGCCCTTCGACGTGCTCGCCGAAGGGCCTATTTTGAAGCAAAGTCGGGGTGACAGGATTTGAACCTGCGGCCTCTTCGTCCCGAACGAATGCAACCCCGTTTTTTGAGCCAAAAACGAGGTTTTGTACCCCTTTTTTGCCGACTTTCCGCTTTACCGGGGGTACACGAGGGGGTACAAGATAGACCTCTTCGTCCCGCAGGGGGTACAGAAAAGCCGCCTGCTGGAGGGGGTACAGGAGGTCTCACATGACCCAAGTCCAACTCACCTACCACAAGGCCCGCCGACAGTGGCGCAAGAAAAGGAAGATTGACGGCAAAGACCGCTACTTTTACCTCGGCCGCAGCGGTGTCAACAAGACCGACAGAGAGGCATATGAAGAAGCCCTGCGGGACTGGGAACGGATTGAGGGACAGCTTGTCACCCGCCAAGCGAAACAGGATCAACAAGCCGAGCGTAACCGGCTGGACAAGATTCGCGATGAGCATGCCGACGCTCTCGAAGCCGTCGAAGGTGCTCGTCAAGACCCGACCAACAGGGTGCAACGCCTCCTGGCCGAAGCGATCGTGATCAGCCACGGCGTACAGGACCATCCTGACTTCCGGCTGCCGGGTAGCGATGGCCCACAGACGATCAAGGCCCACATCGAGCGGTTTCTGTCGGGATTCGACACGAAGGTCAAACTTGACGACCGCAGCCATGCCCGCCGCTCGGCATTGCGGGCACACCTCTACCGCTTCCGTGATTGGCGACCTGATCAGGGCAGTACCACGGGCGACCGCCCCATCAGCGAGATATGCGCCGCCATGTTGGCCGAGTTCCATGACGGGCTTTCAAATCAACTCGCTGACAAGGCAATCAGTGCCTACACCGCTCGTGATGCCCTGGGTGCGGTGCGGCAGTTCATCCGCTGGGCTTGGGAGCGCGAGTTGTGTGGCTTGCCTCGGAACATCGACAGCCGCAATCTGACCTTTACCGTCCCAGCCAAGACTGTCGACGTCTGGGAGATTGACGAGGTTCAGCGGCTACTCGATGCCGCCTCGGATCGGATGCGGCTCTATCTCCTGCTCGCTCTGAATTGCGGCATGACACAGCGCGATCTGGCAGACCTCCGGCGTGATGAGGTGGACATTAAGGCGGGCACCATCACCCGGAAGAGATCCAAGACGCACAAGCATGCCGGCGTGCCGGTTGTCACGTATCAGCTTTGGCCCGCCACAAAGAAGCTATTGAAAACGTTTGCCCAGACGAGCGGCGACTTGGCGCTGCTGACCGAGAATGGTGAGCCACTGGTGCGGGAATGGACTGGTGATGATGGCTCCCCTGCCAAGGTGGACACGGTACGGCTAGCCTTCCGCCGGCTCCTGGAAAAGGTCAACAAATTGGTGAATGGCGAGGCCGAACATAAGCATGTGCGGATCGATGGGAGCTTCAAACTCTTGCGCGCGACAGGGGCCAACCTGCTGGAGCAAGAGAATGGCTTCAAGGCCGTGGTGACGCTCTATCTCGGCCACGCACCAACCACAATCGCCGAACGGCACTACACGAGGGGTGATCAGGGCCTTCTCGACAAGGCGGTGGCGTGGCTGGGCCAGCAGTTCAGATGACGATGCCGACTCCGCAGCCGCCGTGCTTCATATCCCCCGCCGGCACTCCGATGCACGTTGCTAATTGAGGCCGCATCAAGCCTTATCGTCAGGATGCATCGCTAACACTGGATGGACTTGGGCATTTGAGAAGAGTTCGCGGCAGAACTTACTCGCGTTAACACGAGCGTTTTGTGTTTTATTCATTGACACGCCGTACCAGTTGTGAGATATTGCTTCCGACCGGCCTGGGGACGGTCTCCGGGCGCTCAAGCCATTCGGCGATACGTCAAATCATCTCAGAATGCAGTGGCAATGGCCTCATTTTTGCTGTGGCTGGTACCGATCTCCTTAGCTGGTTCCATAGCAATTGTGAGCGTTGCCCACGTCATCCGAGACAGAGGATCTGCAACCCACAACCTGTTTCAGATCTTGGTTGTGATGTTCGGCATAACGCTCACTACGTGCCTGCTTTTTTCACTTGCAGCAAATGATCCGCTTCTAGCAGTAAAAGCCACTGCGTCATTTTTGCCGTCTGCCGCCGGAACAATGGCGACCGGCAGGTGCTTCCTGAATCGATTGGTGCGAGTACTGGTACAGCGAATAAGGAGACGCCCATGCGAGTCTTAACCTTGCTTCTTGTGTTAGCAATTGCCTCAACTGAGGTACGAGCAGACGGTCCAGGTGCATCGCTTGATAAAATTGTCGACGGTGTTGCACAGGGCAATATTGCTGCCATTATTATCGGCGTGATACTTGTCCTGTTCTCCCTTTGCATTGGATGCTCCAAATAGACTGGCAGCCCGTGTAGAACCCCCGCTCCTCCTTCACGCGGCATGACAACGAGGCAATTCCCTCAAAACTCATGGCGGTCGACGGCCACGGTCTGTGGGCATTCTGTTGACCACGGGGCTAGCTCCAGCAACTTGCCCACGGCGGCGCAAAGAGCGCCCAGCGGCCTCGCCAGAGTCGCGCCGTAGCCTTAGAATTCCGGGCTTGCCTATGCCCACCAGCTTGCGCATCAGCAGGCCTGAAGTCGAACCTCGCCGAGGTCCGTGTGTGGGCGGGTGAGGTGGAGCGGCTGGCCCTGGAGATGGAGGCCTACGGCCAGCGGCACCGCCGGCGACGATAACCACCCGGCAGCACCACCACCCAGACCCCGCCCCACCGGCGGGGTTTTTCATGCGAGACCTCTGGCGGAGGTCCGGCAGAGACGCCGGCGGGGTCTTCTATTTGCCCATCAGGGAGCGCGTACATAGTGGCACCAATACTAGCAATCCTTTGAGATTCCTACAGTTGCGGCTTGGCGATCGCCGGCACACAACCATGTTCACAAGTTCAGCAAAAACAGGGGATTGCGCTTGCATCCACGATTGTCATCTGGTACATTACCCACTCACAACGTCAGTTCCAAAAATTGAATGGAAATTTGGCTGGCGATCGGTCTGGCGAATAGTGCGGCGGTAGGGCCGTATTATCTGGCAGACATTGCGGCTCGCACCCGCCCAACATAGCCATCTGCCCGGTGAAGGGCATTTAAGCCCTGGGTGTGTGCGAGACACCCAGGGTTTTTTATGGCGAGGGGTCAGGAGCCAGCAAGGACCAGCGACGCACTGTCGAGGCTAATCAGCTTCGGCGGCGTCTTTCTTGACGGCACCGTCTTCCCGGAAGGCCCGGCTGTCACCTACGCCCCGCCGCCGGCAACACCACCACCCACACCATCATTCACCACACCAACGCCACCGGGTTCCCCCTTCGGAGAGAGGCCAATGGCGTTGGCCAAGAGGTTGGGCATCAAGACCCGCACGGCCGCCCACCGACGATACGTCGCGTGGGTGAGGCACCATTACGATCTTGCCGACTTTGGCACCACTCGCAGCGGCGGTGACATTTCCCGAACCTCAACGGCTGCACTAGACCGGCACCTGCAGGCAGACCCCAAAGATTGGGCGAGTAAGGCCCGCCACCTTTCATCGACGGAGTTGGCCCTTCATCGTCACAGCGCAGCAACATACCATGCCGTCCCTCGGCGACAGCGGCCTGGCGAGAAGCAGTACGCGACCCTGCGCATCGACGCGGACGCTCACCAGGACGGCCAGCAGCAGGCTGACACGCTGGCGGCGCTGCAATGGTTGAGCAACACCTACCTCGCTGGCCGCCTCTACATCGAGTCCACGACACGCGGCGCTGCTGCATGGCTCACCATTGAGTTGCCACAGATTGGCATCGACCCGCAGGGGCAGCCCGTCTATCCGTCGAAATGGAACACAAACCGGTCCATCGAGACGCTGCAGGTAGCACTGAGATCACACTTGGAGCAGCGATTTAACGTTACGGTGGAGGTGCAGGGAAAGCACACCATCACAGGCCGTTCCATCGACGGCACACGCCGTGAGGTAGTGCGGCGCGGCACCATGGGTAAGCTCCCCCGCTGCCCTAGGGATGAGGATGTAGACGCGCTACTAGCGTCGAGTTTTAATGGGTCGCAGGTCTCGGCGATCATTGAAGGCTCCCCACCCGCAATTCCTCAGCCTACCCCCGCAGCGCCCGTACCCGCCAAACCACAGAAGCGATCCCCACGCCGCACACCGCGCAAGATCAAAGATACGGGCGACAAGCACCGTAACCGCGTGCAGTGCGTCATCGCCGCAGTCCGTGAGTTGGGCGATGATGCCGACCATACCCACATCGTCGACCACGCCAACAAACTTTACGAAGCCGCAGGCCTGAACGGTGGTGAACGCGACGCCGCCCGCGATCGGGCCATGAGGAACATCGCCAAGTGGTACATCACCTCGCGCGATCCATCTAGGGCAGGATCACAGCGTGTCTGGTTCGACGAAGCCGACCTCCAACTGGCAGAGCGGCGCCTTCGGGGAACCATCCCCGCCAATGCGATACGGACCCTAAACGAGCAACACCGCAAAGCTCTCAGCGGGTGCCGCCTCAGCTACCACACCCTTGCGATCACCGCCTGCACGATCGCAAAGAACGTCGCCACCAGCGACGGCCAGGTTCCGGCCATGTCCGTCAGGCGGATGCTGAACTGGTTCGGCATCCGCGCGAATGGCACCAGCGTCCGTCTGGCAATGCAGTTGCTACAGCAGGTTGGCGCGATCACCGCCACGGTCGCCACGTGGGTCAAGGGTCAATGCCGCAAGTTCAGCCTGGGCAGGATGCTCAGCCGCTTGCCCTTCTTGAGTGGCAGAAGCGAGGATCAAGACAATATGGGGGAAGATCGAGACGCTACCGTTGACCGGGGCGGGGCCACATCCACAGCACACATCAATTCTCTTACTGAAGAGTATAGAGGACATGCCTCTTTGTTCACACTTCCCGTGGGCAACCTCCAAAGCTCAGTTGTATCTATGAAGCCGCAGTTCAACCCACTTGATCGGCATTTCGTGCGAGATTCTGCCTGAATCTCTGTGGGGAAGGTCCGCGCCGACCGAATGCACCAACTTCGCTTAATGTCCTTTGGGACATCCTTTAGGACTCCATCGGAAGTATCCTAGATCAGATCGTCACGACCGCCCGGCAACTCCTATAGTTTCCCACAGAACACTAGTTTCCTACAGGAAACTAAATACAACTACTCGTTTCCTACAGGACACTAGTTTCCTACAGGACATGTCCCACAGGAAACTAGGCATGCGTCCGTCGTGAGCGGTGGGCTGGGGCTGATGACCGAGACCCCCCTCGGAAATGGCTAAGCCGATGCGGCGGCGGCCAATCATCCTCTGAGATGACCACCGCCAGCCCCCCGACCGACCTGCCCCGCCACGCCGCCCGCATCGGCCCCGCCGCCTACAGCGCCCGGGCCCATGAGCAGTACCCCTATCGGCCCCGCCCGGGGCACGAAACGGAAGATGTCCCGCTGATCAGGGCTGAGGCCGATGTAATCCTGCGTGGTGTGGACCGGATGATCTGGCAGCAGCTCCATCGCCGGCTGCCCAGGGCGCAACGGCATGACCTGGAGGACGCCTACCAGCATGTGGCGTTGCGTTTGTGGGTCTATGTCTTGCCCCGATTTGATGCGTTTCGAGGCTGTAAGTTGACGACGCTCCTGTATGCGTCCATTGCCCGGCTCATCGGCGAAGTCGTCAAGAGCCACACACGTCAGGCCATCCGCGCGGAACGGCACCGCCACGAGGCCCTGGTGGGTCAGGATGTCATCGACCCAGCCCCGCCGCACTACCTGGACGCCAGGGTCGAGCAGATCGCCCAGCACATCATCCAGGAGCCTGAGCGATACCTTGGCCAGGCGGCGGCCAAGGCCATCAAGGCCACTCGATCAAGCGACCAGAGCAGGACCGAGGTTGCCCACCTGGTCGGGTATGAACGGCTCAGTTCGCTGAGCGAGGCCATGCGGCGGGCCAGGGTGACGGTGGCACAGATCGACATCGAGAATTTCCAGCCGTTCGCCCGCTCATACCGCCGCCCCCGCGATGCCGCCGCATTCCAGCGGACGCTGGGCATCACCATGGCCGAAGCGATGGTCAGGCGTCGGCAGATCGAGCGGGTGATTTCGGGGCGACAGATCGAGGTATTCCGCGCCGTGCTGCGGCAACCCATCGCCGAACTGGTGACCGTCGGCCGGCCTCTGGGCCTTACCTCTGGCGCGATGCACGAGACCCTGGTCAGCATCCGCGACCGGATCATGGAGTTAGACAGCCGGCGTAAGGTGCCGGCACGGCGCACCCGCCCACCATCATCATTGCGCCCGCTGATCGACAAGCTGGGCATCGATCCAGCCATCCTGTCGTTCGACCTTACCCGCCGCATCGTCGCCAGGCTGAGCCGGCGGGAGCGAGAGCTGTTCGAGGCCGCGCTCAACAACCGTGGTCTGACGACAGCGGCGCTGGCACGGCAATGGGGCGTGGTATCGCCGAGCGTGTCGATCACCCTGCGCAGGCTGCGGCGCAAGATCATCGAGGTGATAGGACATGACCAGTGCAGCCCTTGATCGACTCACCTCCGAGCACATCCGCGCCTGGAGCCAGGACCGGGAGTTTTTCGTGTGGGCCTGCTGGGCAGCCCTCGCCGGCGAACTCGACCCCGACAGCGCCGAGTTCCAGCGGCGCTATGCGCTGGCCATCCGACGCCGAAATCAACACCACCGCTCAGCGCGCCGCCGCCGGTGACAAGGACGCCGCGGCGCTGCTGCTTGATCAGTGCCGCCACATCCTGAGCGATGCCAGCCGGCGTGATGTCCCTGACCTGCCCCGCGATGACCTCCTGCAGGAGCTGCGGGCGGCGCTGCTGGTGACGGCACTGCGGGCGTGGGTGCGGGGCGGGTGCGTGGGTGACTTCGGGGCGCTGGCCCGCGTCGTATGTCGTCGCCGCTGGTCAACCCTGATAACGCGGTTCCGCCGCCGGGCGGGGCTCCATTTGCTCATGCGCCATGTCGATCAGCATGACCATGATCAGCCCGCCGATCGTCGGCTCCAATTCACCACCACCCCGCTGCAGGAGGTCATCCGTCGGGAGGATGTGGAGCTTGCGGCGGGTCAGGTCTTCGACGCATCCGAGCCACGCCCCGGATACAGCGGCCACGTCAGGGCGATCGTCCCGCTGCTGCTGCTGGGCCTGACGCACGACGAGGCGTCCACCATGGCAGGCATCACACCCACCACCATTCACGGAGCGATGAAGCGCCTGCGCAGGCGGTCAACAGCGAGACGGTCCACCACCACCATCATCATCGCCCATCGCGATGGCCAAGAGGTCGGACGGTGGCCTACGGCGAAGCAGGCCAGCAAGGCCACGGGCGTATCTGCTGCGTCGATCAGCGAGGCCATGAGCCGCCGGCGGCCGACCAAAGGATTCACATTTTCTCGGGTGCGGCTCGTGAATCCGACCTGAGCTTCGCAGTATCAACTATCGAGCCCCTCATGGTGACGGGCGCCGATTCTCCAAATGCTCAATATGCCGACGAAACCCCCACACCTGATCCTTCGCCGCCCACGCCGCCGCGAGCTCACTCGCAAGCCATCATCGGCAGCGCGAGGGTATGACGGTGCCTGGCGTCGGCTGCGGGTCGAGCACCTGGCACTGCACCCCCTGTGCGAGCGATGCGACGGGCAAGGCCGGACCACACCCGCCATCGATGTTCATCATCGTGTCCCCATCAGCCAAGCACCTGAGCGCCGGCTCGACCCTGCCAACCTCATGGCCGTGTGCGTCGGCTGCCATCATGAGCTTCATGCCGGGGGTGGTGAATGAGCGGTCCCATTCTGCTGATTTCAATGCAGGACATCCATGCCGCTGTCGCCGCCGAGGTGCAGGGCATGGGCGGGGGTCAGGTGCCAGAGGGCCTGCTCGACGCCATCAACGCATTGACGACCGCCCTGGAGAACTTCGACAGCGGCGGCATCCCCTCCAACCTCGTGGAGAGCCTGGCGACCATCACCACCCGCCTGAACGCCATCGGCGCGGGCATCGTGCGTGTGATTACCCCCGAGGTGGAGGCAGGCGAAATCACACTGATCCGAGGCGACGACTACCTGTTCGCCGTCGGCCGTCAGTTGACATTCGCCAGCGACCACTGGCCCGACCTCACCAGCGCAACCATTCGCCTCAGCGCCGCATCGACAGCGACGGGTGATCGCATCATCGACGGCAACGCGGGCCAGGTGATCAAACCCACGACCACCAGCACTGGTCCGGCCTCAATCGCGTTTGAATTGTCCAGCGTGTTGACCGGCACGCTACCCGCCGGCCGTCGGTCCATGCGTTTCGACGTGCAGGCGACTCTGGCGGGCGGGGCCAGGTGCACACTCATCCGATCTTTCGTCAGCGTCGTAGCTGACATCACTGACCATACAGGAGAATGACTATGCCCAGCCCATTGGCCATCGATTTGGCGCACCACATCAACAAGCGGTTCTATCTTGACACGGACGAAGCCGACGCCGAGCGGACCCTCATCGAGCTCATCGACCGCCGCATCGAGGAGTTGATCCTCCTCCCCGCAAAGCGCCTGGATGAGATGGAGGCAACGTTCGATCTCAACGGCGTGCCCTCGCCGGCGCGGGGGGCAAAACAATGAATCACACAAGCGACCACTACGCCGCCGCTCTCCAGGAGTTCGCCGCAGCGTGCGCTGCGATGGAGCCCGTGCGACTGCTCGATCGTCTTCACTTCCTGACCACCGAGAGCCATCAGTCCAGGCCAACAGACTGGGTGATCGCATTGCAGTTCGGCCCGGTCACGCTCTATCAGCCGCTGGAGGGCGGGCGCTGCGAGTTCGCGCCACTACCCAACCGCCACATCATCATCCATCGCGTTCGAGGCTGGCCGCTGGCGCTGGTGCGTGCCTTGGTCGGACGCATGACAGGGCGATGGATGAGGCGCAGGGGGAGGGGGCATCCGAGGATGGGAGGGTAGCCGCTGGAGACCCATCGCCCCGCCTTTTGCGCGCGCCGGCAGGTTTCGGGGGGTGGGGGTTCGGCTGGCCTGATCCACCAGAACCAGCAGAAACCCCGCCAGTACGCCCCACATGGAGCCGCCAGGCCGAAGCCCTTCCGAGCGGTAGTCCCCCGTATCCGACGCCCCAGAAGTCGTCCATGGAGCCCATGCCAATGTCCAAAACCTCAAACGTCAACCTGAACCACATCAGCCCAGCGCTGCGCAGCCTGGCCGAGCCAATCGAGGGGTTGACCCTTGACCCTTCGAACGTGCGGCTTCACCCCGTGCGCAACCTCGAGGCCATCAAGGGGAGCCTGCGGCGCTTCGGTCAGCAGCGGCCGATTCTTGCCGACGCTAATGGTGTGATCATCGCAGGCAACGGCACACTTGCCGCCGCCCGCGAACTGGGCTGGACCCACATCGCCGTCAGCCGCTCCGACCTGGTGGGCGCAGAGGCGACGGCCTACGCGATCGCGGATAACCGCGCGGCGGAACTGGCCGAGTGGGATCGTGAGGCCCTGGCCCGCCAGCTTGAGTCACTGCAGGTGGAGAACGCCGAGGCCGCCTTCGCCACCGGCTGGACCCCCGACGAAATCGCCGCCCTGATCAGTGAGGCGCGGGGGCGACCATCACTGCCCGACGACGCGGCAGGCAAAGAGATTGACGAGTCGTGCGCCGACGATGTCGAGACGGTGACCTGTCCACACTGTGGAGGCGTGGTGCCGCTGTGATCCAATCAACTCCCTACTCACGCTCCCTTGCCGCAGCTTGGCAGGCTCATCTTGCCCCACGCGCAGCCAATGCCCTGACGGTGATCAGCACCTTTGCGGGGTGCGGTGGATCTTCTCTTGGGTACAGCATGGCGGGCTTTCGCGAGTTGTTCGCGGTCGAGTATGACGAGGCAGCGATCAACACCTTCAAGGCGAACTTCCCCGACGTGGACGTTGCTGGTGACATCACCAAGCTCTCTGTGGATGAAGTGCTGGCACGCACGGGACTGCAGCCAGGTGAGCTTGACGTCTTCGACGGCTCACCACCCTGTCAGGGCTTCTCCACCGCCGGACGCCGCGACTTTGCCGACCAGCGGAACCAGTTGTTCCGCGATTACGTGCGGCTGCTGCGGGGGCTCAAGCCCAGGGCACTCGTGATGGAAAACGTGAAGGGCATGGTCGCCGGCAAGATGAAGCTGGTGTTCGCCGACTGCCTTCGCGAGCTAAAGGCCAGCGGCTACCGCGTCCGCACCCGCGTCCTGAACGCCAAATACTTCGGCGTCCCCCAGGCCCGTGAGCGCTTGATCTTCATCGGTGTACGTGATGACCTGGGCGTGGAGCCATCACACCCCAAGCCATGGTCACGAGTCATCCCGACGCGTGAGGCCATCGCCGATGTGGTGAATGATCCTGCGGAAGTGGCGATGCTCCTGGCCGCAGGTCAAAGGCATGGAAGCTTCAAGGACTGGCACCTTGTGCCAGTGGGCAAGAACCGGCACGCTTACCTCGGACTTGCTGGGTTCAACTGCCTCAAGTTCCACCCCGACAGACCCGCCAACACGATCAGGAAGAACGACGGCGTGCTGGGCATGCACGGGGCGATGCACTGGGCTGAGCGCCGGCGCTTCACCGTGCGTGAGTTCGCCCGCTTCGGCTCGTTCCCCGATGAGTTCAAGTTCGTAGGAACGTATGAGCAACAGGTCGGACGCATCGGCAACAGCGTGCCGCCGCTGCTCATGCGGTCGATCGCGCAACACATCCGCGACAACCTACTGGGCATGTCGTCACGACAGGAGGCAGCCTGATGGGCCTGCGGGGGCCACAACCCAAACCGACAGCGGCCAAGGTGCTGGAGGGCACTTACCGCCCGGACCGCGCCCCGATCAACGAGGCCGCCGCCGAGGGCAAGCCGGTCTGTCCGACCTGGATGTCCAAGGAAGCCAAGCAGGAATGGCAGCGCATCGTGCCCAGCCTCATCGCCGCCGGGCTGGCCGGTCGCATCGACCGTAACGCCCTGGCCCGCTACTGCGTGTTGTGGGTCAGGTGGCGTCAGGCGGAGGCGATGATCCAGCGCACGGGCGAGGTGGTGCCCATCCGCGACGAGTCGGGCAAAGTGAAATTCCTGCAGCCGTCGCCCTACGTCAGCATCGCTCGTTCACTCGCCGACCAGCTATACCGCCTGGAGCAGGGCTTTGGTATGTGCCCGTCCGCTCGCAGCCGGATCAACGTAGCACCAACACCCGCACACGATGAGTTGGAGCAGTTTCTTCGATCATGATCGCACCTGCCGGACAACTCGAGGCCGCGCTCGCCCGCGCCCGTCGCGAAGGCTGGGCGCACTGGGTGCGTGGCCGCATCGACCACAGCGCCTTGCTGGCGGGCTGCTACTTCGACCAGGCCGCCGCCGATCGGTTCGCCCAGTTCTGCGAGCGGTTCATCCGCATCGCACCCAGCCATCCCACGCCCGAGGCCGACGCGGCGGGCACCATCCCCATGAGGCTCATGCCCTGGCAACGCGAGGTGTGTGGTCACATCTTCGGCTGGCGTCGGGCGGATGGTTCGCGTCGGTTCAGGCAGGCTTACATCGAGGTGGCCAAAAAGAATTCCAAATCCACCCTCGCCGCCGCGATCACGCTCTACCTGCTCATCGCCGATGGTGAGCCCGAGCCCCAGCTCTACAGCGCCGCCACCACCCGCACCCAGGCGGGCATCATCTTCCAGGAAGCCGCCAAGATGGTCCGCAAGTCGCCGGCACTCCAGCGACTCATCGACATCAAGGAGCACACCAAGCGCCTGGTGGTCCATCGCACGTCGGGCTTCTATCAGGCTCTTTCCAGTGACGGTGACAGCGCCGACGGCGTGAACGCCAGCGGCATCGTCATCGACGAAGCCCACCGCTTGAAGGGCCGGAGCCGCCAGCTTTGGAACACCCTCCAATATGCTGGTGCCGCCCGTCGTCAGCCGCTCACCATGACCATCACGACCGCCGGCGAGGACCGCGACTCCATCGGGTGGGAACTGCACGACCGGGCCGCCAAGATCATCAGCGGTGCCATTGACGACCCCTACACGTTCGCCTGCATCGCCGCCGCACCGGACGGCTGCGACATCACCGACCCCGCCGCATGGCGTGCCGCGAATCCGTCACTGGGCGTGACCATCATGGAGGATGAGGTTCGCGCCGAAGCGATGAAGGCCAAAGACTCACCTACCCTGCAAAACAACTTCCGCCGGTTCCGCCTGAACCAATGGGTGGGCAGCATCTCGCAATGGCTGCCCTTCGATCGGTGGCTCGAGTGTGCCGCCGACATCGACCCCGCCGACTACGAGGGGCGGGAGTGCTGGGCGGGGCTGGACCTGTCGGGCACCAACGACGTCACCGCCCTGGTGCTCGTCTTCCCCAACGTGGACGGCACCCGCGATGTGCTGCCGTATTTTTGGATCCCTGCCGACACGGTGCTGGACCATGAGAAGAAAGCCGGCGTGCCCTATCGCCAGTGGGTCCAGGATGGTTACCTCGAAACCACCCCCGGCGACTACATCGACTATGACCACATCCGCCGGCGCATCGTGGAACTGGGCCAGCGTTACAGGATCACGGAGCTGGCTTATGACCCGAAATTTGCTCAGCAGATCGCCAGTCAGTTGCAGGGCGACGGCTTCACGGTCTTTGAGTTTTGGCAACGCCGCACGATGACCAATCCAGTCCTGCGGCACCTGGAGCGGCTGGTGCTGGAGCGTCGATTGCGGCACGGCAATCACCCAATCTTGAATTGGATGGCCTCCAACGTGGAGGTCCACGAGGACGCGGACGGGCTCATCAAGACGGTGAAACCCAAGGACACACGCAAGATTGACGGAATCGACGCCCTGAGCTTCGCCCTGGGCAACGACATCCGCGCGGCCAGGGATGACGAGCCGACCTTTTATCAAGATTTCCCGTTCGCGTTCGTGTGATCGGGGGGAGTTAGGAACACCATGGGATTCATTGCCAGTCTATTTCGTCGCTCCGCACCACCCGCCCCGGTCGAGCACCGCAGCGGCGATCTGCTGCTGTCGCCGTTGACCCTGTTCGGGCCCTACGTCGCGGGCCCCTCGGATGCGGGCGTCAACATCACGCACGAGTCAGCCCTCGCCTGTCGTGCGGTGTACTCCTGCGTGACGGTCATCGCCAACGCCCTGGCCTCGTTGCCGATCCACATCATCGACCGCCGCGACGGGGGCAAGGTCTATGACCACCCGGTGCGGGCGCTGCTCGATTCACCCAACCCGTACATGACCCCGGCGGTGTTCGTGGAGGCCTTCGCGATGAACCTCCTGCTGTGGGGCAACGGCTACGCCTTCATTGAGCGTGACGACACCTACACCCCCATCGGCCTGTACCCGCTCCGGGCCGGCTCTACCGCACCCCTGCGCCGCAACGGCGACCTGCTCTACCAGACCGGGCTGGCGGGCACGGGGCAGGCGCTCAGGCCGCAGGACATCATCCACACCCCCAACGTGACCCTCGACGGCATCGTCGGCCTGTCGCCGATCCAAGTCGCACGAAACACCATCGGGCTCTCGGTCGCCCTGGAGCAGTTCTCAGCGAGGTTCTTCGCAAATGGCTGCAACATCGGCTCCGTGGTGGAACTGCCACCCATGAGCCGCGAGTCATTCAACCTCTTCATGGAAAAGTGGCGCGCCGAATACACCGGTCTGGGCGGCGCCCATAAGGTCGCCGCCGCGCCGGGTCTCAAGGTCCACCGCATGGGTGTGTCGCCAGAAGAGGCCCAGGCCTTGGAAAGTCGAAAGCACCAGACGCTGGAGATCGCCGGTATCTACCGCTGCCCACCCCACAAGCTGGGGCTGTATGACCAGGCGCATTACAACAATGTCGAGCACGCAACGGAAGAGTTCAGGACCGAGACCATCCAGCCCTGGGCGATCAAGATTGAGCAGGAGTTGAACCGCAAGCTGTTGCGCGAGGACGAGCGGCAGCGTCTGCAAATCCGGTTCAACCTCGACGCCCTGGTGCGGGCCAGCCTGCGCGATCGGTACGCCGCCCACCAGACCGCCGTCGGCGGGCCCTTCATGACCGTGAACGAAGCCCGCAAGCTGGAGGGCTTGCCGCCAATCACCGGCGGGGATGAGGTGCTCAGCCCGCTCAACAGCGCCCCCGCATCCCAGCGCAACGACGAGCCCGCCCGCGCCCTGCTGCTCAACGCCGCCAGGACCATCACCACGAAAGAAATCAACGCCGTCGCCCGCGCCGCCAGGAAGCACGCAGGCGATGCCGCCGGGTTCCGGCGCTGGGCGGATGAGTGGTTCACCGACCATGCCGGCCACGTGGAGCAGGTTCTGGCCGCCCCGTTGAACCGACACGATTACCCAGCCATCCATTGCGAGGACGCCCGTGCCGCCGTCGTGGAGGCTTTTGAGACTGGCACCATGGATGCACTGCTGGCCCAGTGGGGGTCGGGCCGGGCTGAGCAGATTGTCCGCGCCCTGACCTGCTGAAAGATTTTTTGATGACGACTGAGTGAAGTCATCAGCATCGTGACAGTATCAACAGATGAGCATGGAAACACGATACGTCCAATTTGAGGCTCTGGAGGTTCGGGACGGTGAAGCCGGCCAGGGCAACACCCTTGTCGGTTACGCCGCCGTCTTCAATGCCGAGGTGGACCTTGGGAAGTTCCGTGAGCTGATCGTCCCGGGTGCCTTCGGCCGCTCGCTCCAGAGTGGTCGGCAGGTCCGCGCTCTCTTCGAACACGACCCGGCCAAGCTGCTGGGCACCAGCGGCAACGGCACACTTCGCCTTGCCGAAGATGCCAAAGGCCTGCGTGTGGAGATCGACGTCAACGCGGACACCAGCCATGGCCGTGACGCGATCGCCCTGGTCCGTCGCGGCGATATCCGGGGCATGAGCTTCGGCTTTTTGGTCCCCCGGAATGGTCAGGCCTTCAGCCGCACACCCGCCGGCACACTGCGGACCCTGAGCGAGATTGACCTGCGCGAGGTCACCGTCACCAGCGTGCCGGCCTATGCCGAGACATCCCTGTCGTTGCGTGTCGATCCCGAAGCGATCGCCGCAGCGGCAGCCCTGACCGACCAAACCCGCCTGCACACCGCCCAGCAGAAGCTGCGGCAGGCCCAGGCGGCGATGTAGACAGACCGGCCACTATCCGACCTGCGGCGCTGTCGCGGACCAGTCGGGGGCCATGAGTGAGACGCCAAGTGTTGGCGTCCTTTGAACAGCAACAGCAAGCGAAAGAGCAACCAAATGAGTTGGCAACAGATCAAGCGACTGAACGAGCAACGCGGCGACGTGCTGCGTGAGATGCGGGGCATCCTGGTGGCGGCGGAGACCGACAAGCGCGACCTCACCGCCGAAGAGTCCGCCAAGTTCGACGACCTGAACACCCGCGCCGAGGCGATCAAGGCCCAGGTCGATCGCTACGAGCAGATGGTGGCGCTGGAGGGCGAGCAGCGCCAGCGGCAGCCCGGCCGTGAAGATGTGGACGGCCGCAGCGGACAGCAAACCGATCGGCAGCGCCTGAACGAGCGCCGCAACCAGGCCTTTGACGCCTACCTGCGGGGCGGCATGTCCGGCCTGGACGCCGAGCAGCGCAGTCTCCTGGTCACCGGACACCTGCCCATCGAAGGCGATGAACAGCGGGCCCTGACCACCGCCGGCATCGGTGTCGTCGGCACCCGCGATTTCTCCAATGAGTTGGTGAAGTCGCTGCGTGATTTCACGGGCGTGCTCGATGCGGGCGCTCGGGTCATCACCACCGCCACCGGCAACCCCATGAGCATGCTGACCGTGGATGACACCGCGAACGAAGGCAGCGACGAGCAGGCCGAGAACGCCCCAGCTGACGATGATGTCGATCCCGACTTCGGCAACAAGGAACTCGGCGCATTCACCTACGACAGCGGTGTCGTGCTCGTGCCGATCGAGCTGCTCCAAGACAGCGAGGTGGATCTCGCCGCTGAGATTCTGGCGCTGGCGTCTGAGCGTATCGGCGCGAAGCTGAACAAGCGGACCACCCTGGGCAGCGGCACCGGCCAGCCCCAGGGCTTCGTGACCGGTGCCACGGTCGGCAAGGACGCCGCATCAGCCACCGCCATCACCTACGACGAACTGCTGGACCTGCTGCACTCGGTGCCGGCCCCGTACCGTCGCCGGGGTGGCCGCTGGCAGTTCAACGATCAGACCTTGGCCGCCATCCGCAAGCTCAAGGACGGCGACAACCGCTACATCTTCACCCCCGGAAGTGCCGGGTCACCCAACCAGGTGCTGGGCTACGACTACGTGGTCAACCCCGCCATGGATGACATCGCGGCGGGCAAGAAGCCCATCGCCTTCGGCGACTTCAGCCGCTACCGCGTCCGCTTCGTGGCCAACCCGTTCGTCCGTCGTCTGGAGGAGGCCTACGCCACCCGGCGTCAGGTGGGCTTCTACATCGCCCAGCGTGCCGATGGTCGCCTCACCGATGCCAAGGCCGTCGCCGTGCTGGAGATGGCCCCCGGCACCTGATCCAGGTCTTTCTCTCTAGTCGCTCCTAGTGGGGGCGGCTCTCCGGGCCGGGCAGGGGCTCCGTCCCTGCCCGGCCTTTTTTCTGAGGTAAGTCAATGCGTATCAGGTTGAAAGTCGGCATGGCGGGCAAGGGCTTCTCGTTGTCCCCCGGCGACATCATCGACAAGCCCGACGGCGAAGCACACCGGCTCATCGCCGCCGGCTACGCCTTGCCCGTCCTCAATGAAGAGTTGGAGCGGGCCACCGATCCGGCGGCGGTGCCCGTCGAGACGCGCACCACCAAGCCACGCCGGCGGCGCAGGGCAGGAGATTGAATCGTGCCGCAGGTCATCGCCACGCTTGACGAGCTGAAATCCCATCTTCGTGTCGAACACGACGATGAGAATCACCTCATCACCCAGTTGATCGAGGCGGCTGTCGAGTACCTGAGCAACGAGACAGGCACCGACTGGGTGAACACCGTGCCGACGCCCAAGCTCATCCGCGCCGCGGTGCTGCTGCTGGTGGGGCATTGGTTCACCAACCGCGAAGCCACCAGCCCGCTGCAACTGCGTGAGGTGCCCATGGGTGTCCAGCGAATCATTGACCAGTTCCGCGTCGTGGAGCCTTCATGATGTTGACCGCCGGCAGCCTCAAGCAGCGTGTCAGGCTCCAGCGGCTCGTGCTGACCAAGGATGAGCGCGGGCAGGACCGGCGCCAGTGGCAGACGGTGGGCAGGCCTTGGGCCAAGGTGGAGATGGTGAGTAGCACCGAGGCGGTGGAGAGCATGCAGACGACCAGCAAGACCACCTGGACCGTCACGCTGCGTTGGAGGCCCGACATCACCACCAAGGACCGCATCGAGTACGACGACGGCTACCACGTCCACACGCTGTCCATCGTCGCCCTGATCGACAAGTACCAGCAGCGTGAGGCCCTGGAACTCACCTGCGTGGAGCACGAATGATGCCGCGACCTGGCTTTGACATCGACGCCCGAGACCATCGCCGAGCACTCAAGCTGCTGGGCGAACGTGTGGCCAAGCGCGTGAGCCGCAAGGCTGTCACCGCCGGGTCAGCGCCGATCGTGAAGGCCACCCGCGCGGGTGCCCCGCAGGAATCGGGCCTGCTGGCCAAGTCGATCGGCCGCAAGATCAAGGCCTTCGGCGACACGGGGAACGCTTACGCGATCGTCGGTGCCCGGCGCGATGTGGTGGGTGAGTTCAACGGCCAGACCCGCCGGCCCGCCAACTACCTGCACCTGATCGAGCTTGGCCACATCAACGCGGATGGCAGCTTCACGCCGGGCAATCCCTTCGTGAAGCGTGCCAGTGAATCGACGCGCGAGCAAGCTCAGGCGGCGGTCAGGGCCAAGCTGGAGAGCGAAATCAAACGAGAGGCGGACCGGCTGTGATTACTGAGGGGATGTACAACCTGCTGACCGGTGCCCCCGCCATCGCCACGACGGTCCAAGGACGCATCCACTATGACCACCTGCCGCAGGGCTCGCCGCTGCCGGCCATCGTGCTGCAGCTCATCAGCGCCGAACACGGCCACACCATGCGGGGCCCAGCCCCCTACGCCACCGGCATCGCCCGCATCAACTGCCTTGCCACCACGCCCGGCGGTGCCAGCGACCTGGCCCAGGCTGTGCGACAGACCATCAACGGCTTCCGGGGCCAGGCGGGGCCGGTGAGCTTCGCGTTCATCGTCGTAGGCGATGAGCAGACCATCCCCCACAACGTGCGGGAGGGAGAAGCCATCCCCGATGTGCATGGAGTTCTTGTCGATCTTCGATTCATGACCAAAACAACTCAGGAGGATTGAGTATGGCTGAAGAGACTGAAGTCAACGTATTGGAAGGCTACGGCGTCAGGGTCTACCACGGAGAAGACGAACTGGTGGGCGTGCTCGAAGTGGAGCCACCCGACGGCGACATGGACGACGTGGAGACTTCGCACATGGGCAGCCCCGGCCGGGCCAAAACCTACAAGCCCGGCTGGCTGGAGCCTGGCGAAATGTCCGTCACGATGCACTTTGACCCGGCCATCGTCGGCGCTCTGTACGGGCTTCGTGCCGCCCGGACGGTGGAAGACTGGAAGGTCGAGTTCCTGGATGGCAGCAGCTTCACCAGCAAAGGCTACGTCAAGACCATCGGCACCCCGGTGGAGCGCGAGGGCCTGACGACGGTCGAGTTGACCGTCAAGCTCTCAGGCGTGCCCACCTTCGCCGCCGGCGAGGGGGTGGGCACCTGATCCGTCTGAATGATGAGGAGGTGATGACATGCTGACCCGTGACGACATCCTGAAACAGACCCGCCTGCCGGTCGAGCCGGTGCAGGCCTTCGGCGGCACCGTGTTCGTTCGAACCATGAGCGGCACTGAGCGTGATAGCTGGGAGCAAGCCCAGCTTGATACCCGCAAGACCGGCAGGCTCAACGTGCGGGGTTCCTTCGCCGCCCGCGTCTTGTGTGACGAACAGGGCAAGCGGCTGTTCACCGACGCCGACGCGGCCACACTGGGGAACCTGTCAGCCGCCGACCTGGATCGCGTGTGGGAAGTCGGCACCCGGTTGAACGGCATCGGTACCAGGGATGTCAAGGAACTCGAGGGAAACTCAGGAGCCGCCCAGAGCGGCGCTTCTACTTCCGACTCGCCCTCGCCCTCGGCATGACCGTCCGGCAGATGCTGGAGTCGATCGACTCGCGCGAGCTGTCGGAGTGGATCGCGTACGCCAACGTCGAGCCCTTCGGCGAGGACCGGGCCGACATTCGCCACGGGATCGCCTGCACCGTGGTGGCGAACAGCGCCCTGGGGTCGAAGGGTGGGGCCAGGCCGGCGGACTTCATCCCCCGGTTCGGCGGGTCACGCAGGCTGTCGGCAGAAGAAACGCGGGCGAAGTTCCAGGCGTATGCCCAAGGCATGGGCGCACAACGACGAGGCAGATAGATGGCGACCATCGCGGCAATTAGTTCGAAGCTCACCCTGAACACCGCCACCTATGTGGCCGCCCTGGCCCGCGCCCGCAAGGCCACGGGGGAGTTCGTGTCGAGCGCTCAGAGCAAGGTCGTGGGGCTAAGCGCCGCCATCGCCGCCGCCGCGACCGGGGGCGGCATGGCGCTGCTGGTGCAATCCTCTTACAGCACCATCGACGCCCTGGCCAAGACGGCCGACAAGCTGGGCCTCACCACCGACAACCTGGCCCGCCTGCGCTACGCCGCCGACTTGGCCGGCGTGGGGAACGAACAATTCGACAAGAGCCTCCAGAAGATGGTCCTCAACCTCGCCGACGCCGCACAGGGCACCGGATCGGCTCGGGGTGCCATTGCCGAGCTTGGCCTTGATGCCGCAGCCCTAGCGTCGTCCACGCCCGATGCAGCCTTCCGTGACATCGCCGACGCCATCACCAAGGTGCCCAGCGCCACCGACCGGGCCCGCCTGGCCTACCAACTCTTCGGAAAAGAAGGCGTGGCGATGGTCAACGTGCTCTCACAGGGCAAGGTCGGCCTGATCGCCGCAGGTGAGGAAGCCGACAAGCTGGGCCTGTCGATCAGCCGGGTGGACGCCGCCAAGATCGAAGCAGCCAACGACGCCATGAGCCGCGCCAAGGCCGTGTTCCAGGGCGCGGCCAACACCATCGCGGTGCAGCTTGCGCCGTGGATCACCACGGCATCGACCAGGTTCATGGAACTGGCCACCAGCGGTGAAGGCGTGGGCACGCGCATCATCGGGGCGTTCGAGTGGGTGCTCAGGGCGATCGGCAGCGCCGCCGACTGGCTGGAGTTGCTGCGGGCGGGCTTCTACATGCTCCAGTCCGGAGCCACCGCCGCCGTGTGGGGCGTGGTGAAGAGCATCGACATGGCCGGCACGGGCCTGGTCAAGCTGCTCAACCTGCTGCCAGGTGTTCACGTCGAGTGGACCGACACGTTCAGCATGATGAGCGATGAACTGCTGCGGTCGATCGATGAATCCGCCGGCAAGGCCCAGGCCTCATGGGACCGGTTCAACAGTGGTGCCAACTCCGCCGCCATCGCCAAGACCTTCGCCGACATCCGGGCCGGCGCCCATGACGCCGCCCAGGCCGTAGCCGACAGCGTCAGCAAGACCCAGGGCGTGGCCGCCGCCACCGAAGACTGGGAGCAAAAGCTCAAGGCCGCCGAGGAGGCACACAAGAAGATCGGCGACATCCTCACCGACCTGCGGCGGCAGGTGGACACCTTCGGCATGGGCGAGGGACAGAAGATGCTCATCGACCTGCGGGCGCTGGGGGCCTCACCTGAGCAGCTTGCCGACGCCCACGCCATGCTGGACCAGCTCGAGCAACTGCAGCAGCGGCAGGAGGCCCTGAAGGCCATGCAGTCGGAGGCCAAGTCCATCTTCGACAGCACCAGGACTCCGCTGGAGAAGTACAACACCACCATCGAGCGGTTGGGTGAGATGCTCAACGAGGGTGTGCTTGACTGGGACACCTACGGCCGGGCGGTGCGGCAGGCACGTGAGGAACTGGAAAAGTCCGGCAAGGCCGACGCGCCCTCGCTCATCACCGCCGGCAGCGCCGAGGCCCAGCGGATCGCCTTCGCGTCCACACGGGGCATCCAGCCCAGGAAGGACGACACGCCCAGGAAGCAACTGCAGACCCAGGAGCGGATGGCCAAGTCCCTGGAGGTCATCGAACGGAAGATCCAGGCCCCGGCCTCGTCGGCGGCTGAGGAGGTGGATATCTGATGGCAGTTCAGTCGGTCAACATCAAGAGTCAGGAGTCGGGCATCTCCGACGGCAAGCTCACCGCCACCCGCGTCTATGTGGTGGAGGTCCAGGCCGGCGACAACAGCGAGACCGCCCGCCTGGCACCGGGCCTGCCCAGCTACGGCGACAGCTTCCCCGGTGCGTCGGCGATGAAGGTCAAGAGCATCCAGGCGGCCAGCCACCAGGACGACCTGACCACTTACCTGGTCACCGTCGAGTACAGCGAAAGCAGCGGCGGCACCTCCACCCAAGCCAGCGGCACCAACCCACTGGAAGCCCCGCCTACGTACAGCTACGGCGGCAGCGCCGTGACGGAGCCCGTGTTCTTCGACACCTCACCCCAGCCGGGTGATTGGGATGAGGAGGCGCAGGGCGAGTGGCAGGGCAAGCCCATCGTCAACAGCGCCGATGAACTGTTTGACGAGCAGCCCCAGCGTGAGCGGGTACTGGGCACGCTTACCATCACCCGCAACGAGACCGACTACAACGACCTGGGGGCCGAGGCGTACAAGGGCACCGTCAGCGCCGCCCCCGTGACCATCCGAGGGATCACCTACGTGCCCGGTACGCTCAGGATGGGGAACATCACCGCCGATGGCCCACATGAAGCCACCTACACCACCGAAGCCGGCAGCGTGGTGACCGTCAGCTATTGGCGTGTGACGTATGAACTCCAGAAGAACATCCGGGGCTGGAAGCTGTCGCTGGAGGACCGGGGCCGGCATGAACTGGTAGAGAACTCGACCACCCCTGGCACTTTTGCGCAGCGCAAAATCGTCCTGCCCGACGGCACCCTGCCCATCCATCCGTACCCGCTCGATGGGGAGGGGCACGCCAAGGAACAGGCCCATGAGCCGCCGGCCATCCTGCAGTTCCAGATTGATCCGCTGGTGGACTGGACGCCGCTGGCCCTGGAGTGATCGACCATGCCCACCTTCACCACCGCCGCCGTCGAACGCATCCGCCGCTCAGTGCGGGTCACCGAGTCATTGTCGCACGACCTGACCGCGCCGCGCCGACGGGCTGAGCAGGTGGAGCCCTCCCTGTGGGCAAAGCTGACGGGGATGGACTTGAACGGGCACGTTTACAGTTGGATTCGCGTCGATCCCGACGGCAAGGGCGAGTTCGTGCCCGACTACAGGGCCCGTGGTGGCAACGCCTACGAAGCCAATGGGCGGGTGGGCATTCGACCGGGCACCATCGTCCGGCTGTTCCTGATGGGCCGTGGTGCCGATGGTGAGCCCGCCTATGTGTTCATGTCGCCTGCGGGCGGGGATGATGACTTGGGCATCAGAGTCCACGACCACCGGGATAATCACCATGGTGGTTTTGCGTTCGCCGTTCTGCACCCTGGCACGGCGCTGCCGCAGATGCCGTGGTCGCTCTAGAGGTAGCTGTTACCCACCGCCCCGGTAGAGTTGGCTCCTTACTGCTGACACGATAAACTAGCTGAACCTCGGTCGTATCTCATGCAATTGTCGGGGGAACCAGCCAGTGACGGAGAAGCAGAAAACGGGATTGTTTTCAGACGACTCGTTCGCGTTCGGCCAGCACTTCATGGCCGATCACGCTGGCCAACTGATCAGTGATCCCAAAATCGCTATTGTAGAGCTCGTCGCCAATGCTTATGACGCGGGTGCCACCGATGTCCACGTTCAATGGCCAGCCGAACATGGAGGAGCTTTCGAGGTCCGCGACAACGGCGAAGGCATGACACCAGATCAATTCGCACGCCGTTGGCGGACCCTCTCTTACAATCGGCTGGCCGAACAAGGATCGCGGGTCGAAATCCCGAAAGGCAATCGGGCCAAAGGAACCCGCACCGCCTTCGGCCAAAGTGGTAAGGGTCGACATTCTGCCTTCTGCTTCGACAGCGTGTACCATGTAGAAACGTGGCGCGAGGGCAAGAGCATAACTGCCCGCGTTGATCTGACCAGTGACCACCACGCTCCGTTCCGTTTTACCCAGATCGAATCTAGTGCCAAGCCCGGGCACGGCACCAGAGTCTTTGGATCCGTTCGACGTCACCTCCTTGCAGAGGAGACGTTGGTGGATGCGATAGGCTCAAAGTTCATTGTTGACCCATCGTTCTCAGTGACCTTCAACAAGAAACCGCTGCAACTCATCGGCTTGCATTATGCAACTTCGAAGGCGGTGACGGTACCGGATATTGGCAACATTGTCGTCCACCGCATTGATGCGCCATCCCAAGATCGGACGATCAAGTTGCGTGGCGTCACTTGGTGGGTGAATAAAAAGATGGTCGGTCAGCCATCGTGGGAAGGATTTAGCGAGCGCGGTGCCATCCTCGATGGCCGCACCCAAGCCGCAAAACGATACAGTTTCATCGTCGAGGCCGATGTTCTAAAGCTAGATGTGAAACCCGATTGGACGGGCTTCTACGAGAGCCACAGAAGCATAGCCGTTCAACATGCAGTCCACGACCACGTAACGAGGGAACTCGATGGCATTCTCGCAGACTCCAGACGCGAGAGGAAGATTGAGGCCCTCAGTCAGCAGCGGCAGGCCCTAGAGGAACTCCCGCGCATTTCTCAACGGGCCATCGGTGATTTTGTCGACCAAGTGCAGCGCAGTTGCCCGCTACTCACTGATGCTGAGTTGACAAAGACCGTCGACGTCTTCACGAAAATGGAGAAGGCTCGGACCGGCTACGACCTCCTGCACAAGCTCGCCGCCGCGTCACCCGAAGACCTCGATACATGGAACCAGATCATGGAACAATGGACTGCCTCCGCTGCGGAGGTGGTCCTTTCCGAACTGAAACGACGCCTTGATCTGATTGCTGAGCTCCAGGAACTCGTAAACGACAGGAAGACGGACGAGCTTCACCAACTTCAACCGCTGTTTGGGCGGGGACTATGGATCTTCGGCCCGGAGTATGATTCCGTCGAGTTCACCTCAAACAGGCAGATGGCGACAACGGTCGGCCAACTTTTAGGTGGAACAGATGCCGAACTGAGTGTTCGTAGGGCTGATTTCGTGGTCCTGCCTGATCGCTCAGTGAGCGTCTACGCTGCCGACCAGTTCGAGGATGGAGAGGTCATCGGAGTCAGAAAAGTCCTCGTAATCGAGCTAAAGCGCGGGGGCTCTCAATTGACGCATGACGAGGTTGTTCAGGGGCAACGCTATCCGCTCGAGCTTCAAGCCGGCAACGCGGTGATGAAGGACACTGAATTCGCGGTGTATGTATTAGGCAGCACCGTTGGACGCACCGCCATTGAGACGGCAATAGGCACAAACATAAAGATCACACCCCTCGATTACAACACAATCCTACGTCGTGCCCATGGACGAACGTTCAATCTGCATCGCAAGCTCTCGTCCGTGGAGCCACAGCCCGACCCCGAAGTCACGGAGGTATTGAGCAGGCCCATTGAGGCCCCGGTGATGTTTGCTGGGCTCGAATCAGTTAAGGCGTCCACATCCGAGATTGCTGCTGCGAACGGTGACGCAGGGTGTGTCATGGGGTCGTTGGCCGACGCAACCCCTCCGAGCGATTCCATGGGTCAAGTCGATCGTTCTCTTTTGGCTACCCCTGATGAGCCTCAGACAAAGACGACTGAGGCCTGA